ACGATCACCGACTCGGCGGTCGGGCAGGGCACGATCCTCGCGCTCAACCCATCCGGGGCCGCCCCACCGGCCGGAGTGATCCCACCGATCGTCAGCCAATACAGCGGACGCTGGTGAAAGGACCCCATCGTGGCAGCCATATGGATGATCCTGCTCGCCGCTGCGCTGCTCGATAGCCTCGCCGTCGTGGTAGTCCTCGCGTGGTTGCGGCTCGGGGAACTTGAGGATCTGCTCACCCTGCTGCTCTGGCGCCGCGCTGGGCAGCCGCCACCGATCGTCAGCCAATACAGCGGACGCTGGTAGAAAGGAATCTGGATGGCAAGGTACTCCTCGCACGTCATCAGCCCGGCGGCGCTCGCCAACGACACCGGATTCGCATGGCTCATGGGCGTGGCTGCCGCTGGCGGGAAGCTGCGCCGCGTCATCCTCGGCTGCCGCAACACCACCGTCGCGACCGCGGTCACCGACTTCCAGGCCAAGGTCGGGATCGGTCGGGTGAGCACGGACGGGACCGGTGCCCTCACCGCTGCCACGGTCAACAAGCTCGACCCGCGGCATCCCGCCGCGAGCCTGCGAAGTGGCACCGCATGGGCCACCTCACCGCCAACCGTCGGGGCTGCGGCAACCGACATCCTCGCGATCACGTTCAACACCAAGAGTGGCGTGGATCTCCCCGCGGAGTTCCTCGAGGAATTCTGGATCGACAACCTCGTCACCGACGGGTTCGCGTTCCTCAATCGTGGTGGTCTGATGCCAGCCGCGCACGTCTTCGACATGCTGTATGAGTGGGAGGAATGAGGAGGAATAACTGACTGTCACACCCGCACGGTAGGCTACTACGTGGGTTCCCACTCACGTAGGAGGCATCGTGATCGAGGTGGAAGTCAGAGGACCCAGCGGCCTACACGTCGCGCTCATCGATGACGAGGACGAGGAACTGCTTGTCCATACATGGCGTCTCGCTGGCGGGAAAGGTGGGCACGGGAAGTACGCGGCAACAGTGATCGTTGAGGACGGCCAGGCAGCAACGATCTACCTACATCGCGCTGTTGCCGCACGGATGGGACTGATCGACGGCCTCAAGCCTGAAAAGGGCATGCGTGGCCGATGGTTGTCGAGCATCGACCACGCCAATGGCAACAAGCTGGATTGTCGCCGAGAGAACCTTCGGGTCCGTATTCGCGCTGACCAGATGCGCAATCCCAATGACAGGCCGCGCAATACCAACCGTTCGGGCCACCGTGGCGTCTCATTCGTGGCCCGCCGTGAGCGGTATGGCAAACCGTGGATGGCCTACGTGACGGTGAACTATCGGACCAAGAACCTTGGCTGGTACGCCACTGCTGAGGAGGCTGCGGCCGCTCGGCGGCGTTGGGATGAGCAGCACGCGAAGGAGGAACCTTGAGGAAACGAATAGCGCTGATCGTTGCGGCATTGCTCGTTTTCGGTGTCGGTGCCGGGATTGCCTACGCGTCGATCCCTGGCCCGGACGGTGTGATCCATGGCTGCTACAAGACCTCGAACCCGGCGCAGGGCGCGCTGATCGCCATCGACTCGACCGCGTCCTGTCCGAGTGGGTATGCGGCGCTGAACTGGAATCAGACTGGCCCGCAAGGGTCGCCGGGGATCAGTGGCTATCAGGCCATCACGCAGACCTTCACTCGATTCGCTGGTGTCGCGGCCAATGGCATAAACACTGATCTCTTCTGCCCTAGCGGCAAGAAGATCCTTGGTGGCGGATACGACGTGTTCAATGCGCCGCAGTTCACGGTCTATGCGAGCCGTCCTCTCCTGACTGGTCCGCAGTCAGCCAATGATGGATGGCGGCTCACGTTCAGCCATCCTGCTCTCCAGAGCGACGTCAACTACGACCTCTGGGCGGTCTGCGCGACCGTCGCGTCATAGTGAGCTAGCCAGTGGGCTGGCGGCGTTGGCGTGGCGCGTCTTATCGTCAGGGCCAGCGGTGGGACCCACCCTGGCCGTCCGCCGCGCCCGCGCCACCGGCAACACCACCAGAATGGCAGCGGCAGGCGGGACAACGGCAGCCAGCAGCAGCGGTCCGCCGCGGGCAGCGCTGGGATCCACCCTGGCCGTTCGCCCCGGCGGTGCCCCCAGCCCAGCCGGCGCAGTGGCAGCAGCAGCCGGGCCGACTCCAGCCCGCACCGGCGATACGCCGTGGCGGGTCGTGGAATCCGCCGTGGCCGTTCGTCGCGCCGCCCCCGCCTCCGTGGGTGCCGACAAGGCTGAGCGCCCGGCAGCGGCCCCGCTACGCGCCGCCACGCCGTGGCCACCGATGGGACGCCCCATCTGCAGGTCCACCACCGGCACCGAGCCCATGGACCGTCCAGAACGTCGGCCGGCACGCACGGTGGAGCCCACCCCCGCCACGCGGAGCACGGTTCGACCCGCCATGGCCGTTCGTCCCAGCAACGCCACCCGCGTTCATCCCACGGCTACTGCAAGCCCACCGGCCACCACCGACACTGCGGCCCCGCGCTGGCCGGTTCCTGCCGGTCCCACCGGCACTGTCGGGACCGCCACCACGGTTCATCTGCGCCCGACGGCGCAGCCCCGACGTCCGTCCCCGGCGCGGCCGGATCACCACCCCACCACCGTTCGTCGGGCCGGTCGCGCCGGGCATCTGGCGGCCAGGCTGGATCACCGCCCGACGCCGCCCGCCATTGGTGCCGAGGGTGGCGGGTCAGCGGTTCGACCCGCCATGGCCGTTCATCCCACCGCCCGAGTTCGCCCCCGGCCACGGCACGGTTCTCCTGACCGACCAGGCCACCGGCGCCGTCCAGACCGTCGGCCATGACATCGGCGTCGTGCAGCCCACCAGCCAAGCGATCGGCACCGTCCAGCCGGCCGACCACGATCGCGGCGCCGTGCAGCCAAGCGAACAGGCGACAGGAAGGGTGAGACCCCAATGACCGCCACGGTCGCCGTATCCACCTACGACACGGGCGACGCCTACCAGCTTCCCTACACCCTGACCGCCGCCGACCCGACGTTCACGAACTGGGCGGGTGTCACCGTCACCACTACCGTCACCCGCCCGGATGGCACCGCGGATACGCCGACGGTCACCCCTGGCACACCAGCCGCCAATGTCCGCACATATCTCGCTGTCGGTGCCTGCTCCCAGCCGGGCACCTGGACGTACCGGTTTGTCGCCTCAGGGGCGCTCACTGAGGCGCAGGATGGCCAGTTCTACGTCCGGCCGATCGCCGGCATGCAGGTCTACACCACCCTGGCCGAGCTCAAAGCCGGCCTCGGCATCCCCCAAACCGACACGGTCGACGACGACGACCTCCAAAACGCGATCCTCACCGCGAGCAGGGCTGTCGAGGGCGATACGCAGCGGGTTTTCTACAAGACCACCGAGACCCGCACCCTCATCCCCACCGACCTGTGGCATGTGCGGCTCGGCCCCTACATGGATCTCGTCTCCGTCACCACCCTCAAGACCGACGCGGACGGCGACGGCACGTTCGAAACCACCTGGGCCACCACCGACTACCAGCTCCTCACCGCCGACGGCACTCCCAACGTCAACGCCGCCCCCGAGGCGCGCCCCTACCGGCGGATCAAGGCGATCGGCACGCAGACGTTCCCCTGGCTGTGGCAATGGCATCTGGCCCGTAGCGACCTCGTCCAGATCAACGGGGTCTGGGGCTGGCCGGCCGTGCCCGACCGGATCCGCCGCGCCACAAGGCTCGCTGCGGCCGAAATCTACAAACTGAACTCCGCTCCATTCGGGGTCGCTGGATTCGGAGATCTTGGTCTGATACGGGTCCGCGCGAACCCGAAATACCAGGCGCTGATCAGCAACTATCAGCTCATGCCGGTCCCGGTGGCCTGATGGCCGCCCCAACCCTGCGGCAGGTCATCACCGCGATCGAAACCCGGCTGCTCACCATCCAGGGCCTCCGCGTGCTCGGTTACCAGGCCGACGTCATTAACCCGCCCATCGCGATCATCCTCTGCCCCCCCGTCGCCTCCTACCAGGTCGGCTACGGCGACCGACGCCCCATCCTCCAACCCGTCGTCCACGTCCTCGTGTCCTCCGCGGTCGACCGGGTCGGGCAGCTCCAGTTGGCGGACTACGCCGACCCCGACTCCCCAACGTCGATTCCCAAGACGATCGCCGCCGACCCGACCCTCGGCGGGGTCGTCGGCCAATGCCAGGTCCTGTCGTTCGATCTGCTCACCGCAGAAGAGGTCGGCGCGCTCGGCTACTACGGCGGCAAGTTCACGCTCCGCATCACCACCTAGCAGCAACTAAGCGGCCCAGCACTCTCAAGGAGGTCCGGCGTGCCGCCTACCGCAATAACCCCATCCGTCCGATTCTTCCGGCCGGGGACCACCAAGGTGTACTGGGTCCGCGCCATCGTCCTCTACACCGCCCCCACCAGGCTCGAGATCAATAGCGGTACGGACTTGAGTGGCGAGATCGCCGAGCTGAGCGGCTGGCAGGTCGCCTCCGACACGATCCCCACCCCAGACCTCGGCACCAGGTTCGTCCCCAAGATCGCCGGGCGGATCAACGCCGACGATTCCGCCATCAACTTCTACAGTTCGTCCACGGGCTTCACGGACGCCAGGTCGGTGCTCCCGCGCGACACTACTGGCTTTCTGGTCATAATGGATGGAGGGGACGTAAGCACCACTGGGCGCATGGACGTCTTTCCAGCCACAGTGACTAGTGTGCCTAAGCTGCGCGCACTGGAAGACCCGGCCCAAGTGAGCGTAACGTTCGCCGTGACTCGGGTGCCTGCGGAGGATTTGGTGATTCCTGTGTAATATCCCTTTTCTCCTACTGTCCTGATCTCGTAGTAGAATAGTGGTGTACGTAAGTGGCGCTCGCGGTGTGTGACCACCCGAGCGCCTGGCCGGACCGCCTGAGGAGGCCCGACGTGAAAGAGGCTACCAAGCGTTGCTCGAAGTGTCGGCAAGACCAGCCGATCACGCTGTTCCGCAAGCGTGCAGATAGGCCGAATAGTCTGCTGTCTTGGTGCAGGGACTGCGACCGAGAGTACAACCGCACGTATGTGCGCCCTTACCGGCCATGTACGGTCACCTTGCCCTCGGGGGAGCCTTGCCCTCGGCCCTATGAGGGAAACGGCTACTGTCACACGCACAACTGGCGTTTCCAGCAGCACGGTGACCCGCAAGCGGACAAGCCTATCGGTCCCTGGCGCGCTCAGTCGGGCTGTTCCATTCCGGGATGTCCCGGCAAGTTCTACTCCCGCGAATGGTGTGAGCGTCACTACCAGGCGTGGCGAGCGCATGGTGATCCCCTGAAGCGGATCAATGCACCGGCCGGGCAAGCGGATCATTACACTAGGGAGGGCTATCACCAGATCTCTGTCGATGGTCGGATCGTGCGCGAGCATCGCTGGGTCATGGAGCAAGCCCTTGGTCGGCCACTGTTATCCGAGGAACATGTCCATCACAAGAACGGCATCAAGGATGACAACCGGCTGGAGAACCTTGAGCTGTGGGTAGGCTGGGGGAAGCAGCCGAAGGGTCAGCGGGTGGCCGACCTCGTGGCGTTCGTGGTGGAGCGGTACCCAGCGCAGGTGACCAGGATGCTCCGGGCGCAGCGCCGTGGCGTCAAGCCAACGGAGCATCCCACGCTCTGGTAGTGACTACTGGCCGACGGCAGCGCAAGCAGCATTCATGCTCTTGGCCGCGGCGATGTAGGCATCGGTGTCCCCGACGGTGATCGCGGCGAGCATGCGCTGTGTTGCAAGGCGGATCTTGGGGATGTTTGACCGTTGGCCGGTATCGTAGAACTGCTTGGTCTTGTCGCGGATCTCGTTGTCGGTGAGCAGGCTGTTGCCGATGTCGCCCATGACGTTGCGGAAGTGCCCGCAGGACAACTGCGTCGAGGCGTCCGCTTCCGGCGTGGTCGGCTTGGGCGCGTCGGTGCTGACTGGAGTCTCGACCTGGACGGGTGCGCTGGTCACCTCGGGCGTTTGCGTAGCGGTGCTGGTATCGCTGTTGCCATCGACGAGACTAGAGATCCAGCCGATCACGAAGAGCACAGCGAGGACGGCGAGGATGATCCGTCCAACGTGGCGCTTGCGCTTCGGCGGCGGTGGGGTGGTGAGCGGGCCCCATCCGGGGGTCTGCGTAGACTGACTCATGTCGGTCCCTCCTTGGGGGATCGGCCGGGCCCCGGGCTGTCCCAACAGCTGCGGGGCCGCCCCATGTGGGGCACCGATGAGTATGCGCCTTCCACGCAACCCGCGTATAGGCCATTCGGCCTATACGATGCAGGACCGTTATCCCACGCGAGGTGGCATAGATGGCGCAGTTCGAGATCAAAGACAGCGGTGATCTCAAGAAACTGAACAAGCAACTCCGCCAGCTGGCCAACGGCAAGGAGATCCGCAAGGAGCTCACCAGCGGGCTGCGTGACGTGTTGAAGCCGATCGTCCCCGAGGTCCGCGCCGCGTACAAGGCGGCCCCGTCGATGGGCCATGACTCGATGGCTCGTGGTTCTCGCGGCCGGGCGGACCTGCGGGGGCTGCTGGCCAAGGCAACCCGGGTCGAGGTGAAGCTGACTGGACGGGCGGCAGGTGCCCGCATCCGAGTGGATGGTCGGCGGCTTCCTGATCGGATGAAGGGCTTGGCGCGGGCATGGGAGGGCGAGGGCCGGCCATGGCGGCACCCGGTCTATGGGGATCGGACCACCTGGGTGCAACAGAAGTCACGGAAGACGTTCTACCCGATCGTGCAGCGGCATGAGGCCCAGGCACGCCGGGCGGTCGAGCAGGTCATTGCTCAGGTCAAAGCGAAGCTGGAGAGAGCGGTATGAGCCAGTCCAACGGCAAGGTCACGGCCGACCAGGAGGCCGCTGTGGTCGCGCAGCCTATTGGGAAGCTCCGCCCCGATGCTGATCTGCTCACCTCGGCGGATATGCGTCGCGCCCGCAAGATGCTCAAGGAGCTCCACGGCGATGATGCGCCCGACCCGTACGATCTGGTGAGCGCATCGGAGTTCGAGGATCGGATGAGCATCATCATCTGGTGCCTGAAGTCCCGCACCGACTCCACCTACACGTGGGAGCAGGCCGAGAACATCCCCTATGGCGAGCTCGACATCTCGAGCAGGGAACCCCCTCCTCCGATCGGCCCAGGTGGCTCGCCTGGGCCCGAGCCCGCAAAGAGCGCACCGACCGGATCAAGGTCGAAGCGGCCCGCCGACACCAGCGCGCCCAGCTGATGGCCTTCTACGGCCTGAGCGTCGCCGAGTTCGATGAGCTGACGTTCGAAGAATTGCGCGCATATCTGTCGTGGATGGCTGGTCCGCAGCCGGCGAGTGAGGACTGATCCATGGCGCAGGCCATTCGCTTCGATCTGATCGCTGGGGTCGACAAGTGGAACCGCGGGTTCCGAGATGCGGAGCGGACCTCGAGCCGGTTCGGTGCCCGGCTGCGTGTGGGTATTGCCAGCGGCGCGGCTGCCGCTGCGGCCGGCGTTGGCGCGCTCGCTGTCGGCGCTTTCAAGCTCGGCGAGTCGTTTGACTCGGCCTACGACACGATCCGGGTGACGACCGGCAAGACCGGCAAATCGCTCGCCGGGTTGAAGAAGGATTTCAAGGCGGTCGTCCAGGATGTCCCGACCGATTTCGAGTCGGCGGCCACCGCAGTGGGGAAGCTGAACCAGCGGACTGGGCAGACCGGCAAGGGCCTACAGCGGCTCGCCGAGCAGGAGCTGGAGCTTTCCCGGATCACCAAGACCGATCTGGGCGAGAACATCGCCGCGTCCACGCGGCTGTTCCGGGATTGGTCGATCCCGACGCGGAAGCAGGCCACCACCCTGGATGAGATGTTCCGCGCCGCGCAGGCGACCGGTATCGGCGTTACGGACCTGATGGAAAAGGTTGTCCAGTTCGGTTCGCCGCTGCGGCAGCTTGGTTTCAACCTCGACCAGACCACCGCGCTGTTCGGCGAATTCGAACGTGCCGGCGTGGTTACCGAGACCGTGCTGCCCGGTCTGAAGTTGGCGCTGAAGGGCTATGCGTTGGCGCACAAGGATCCGCAGAAGGCGCTCATCGAGACCATCAGGCGGATCAAGGAATCGTCGACTGCTGCTGACGCCAACTCGATTGCGTTCAAGACCTTCGGTGCCCGTGCCGGCCCGGACCTGGCCGCCGCGATCCGGGAGGGCCACTTCGACCTCGACAAGCTGATCAAGCTCATCGCGGGCGGCAAGGACACCATCCGCGGCGCGGCTGCCGACACGGCCGACTTCGCCGAGAAGTGGAAAGTGTTCTCCAACCGCATGAAGGTCCTTGCTGAGCCGGCCGTCTCGGCACTGTTCACCGCGATCAGCACGCTCGCCACCCCGGCGTTGAAGGGCCTCTCCGACTTCATGACGAACACGGTCATCCCAGGGCTGAAGACGCTCAAGAAATGGTGGGATGACAACAAGACATCGGTTGGCGAACTCGCCTCAATCCTTGGCGACACATTCACCACCTCGGCGAGCGATGCCGACATCAGCATCGGTGGGCTTTCCAAGAAGCTGGGTGGCTTGGCCGGCATCCTCGACCGGATCATGTGGGCGAGCCTGCTCACCACCAAGGATTTCATTCAACTGGCCCGTTTTGTCGGCAACCTGGAACTGCGCATCCTCGACTTGGTCGTGGCCGCCGGCACGGCGCTGAAAACGATCGGGTTTTTCGACCCCAACACCCGCAAGGCCGGTCAGGCGATGGTCGACTGGGCTCGCGACATGAAAGACAAGACCCGCGTGCAGCTTGGCCACCTTGCGGAGGATTCCCGTCGCACCCAGCGCCAGATCGACAAGATGCATGACAAGACCATCAACATCAAGGGACGGGACCTGGTCGGCCCGGTCGCCCGGCGGATCCGCCGGGAGCTGGCAGATCTGACCGGGGTGCTGCCCGGCCAGGTGCTCCGCTCGACCCTGCGTGGTGGTGTGCGCCGCGAGGCCAAGGGCGACATCGTGCGCGGTCCGACAATGGCGATGGTCGGTGAGGGGCGGGCGCCGGAGACGATCATCCCGTGGGATCCGGCCTACCGAAGGCGCGCGTTGGATCTGTGGGCGACCACCGGCCGCCAGCTTGGTATCCCGGGGTTTGCCGTTGGCGGGTTCGCTAGCCGCCTAACCGATGAGGTGAGCGCATTGCCGGCCCTGCGGACCCGCATGCTTGCGCTTGGCCGCCAGTTCGGCGCCGTCGCCGGGTTCGGTGGTGGCGCCGAATCTGGGAACGTGATCCGGCTGGCGTTGGCGCAGGCCAAGCGGATGGCTGCCAGCTTCAAAGTCGCCCTCGCGCTCATCGAGGCGGGGATTGTCGAGTCGGGTTTGCGGAACCTGCCGTACGGTGACCGCGACTCGCTCGGGTTCCTCCAGCAGCGTCCCTCGCAGGGTTGGGCGCATCCGATGAACATCTCGTACGCGTCGTGGGATTTCCTGCGCCGCGCGATCCCGATCCAGGGCCGCTACGGCACTGCCGGTGCCCTGGCGCAGGCGGTGCAGCGTAGCGCGTTCCCCGGCCGCTACAACCAGGTGCAGGCCCGCGCGCTTGGCATCCTCCACGCCTACAACTACGACCGTGGTGGGGTGCTGCTTCCCGGCCAGATTGCGCTGAACGCTACCAGCCGGCCGGAAGCGCTCGGGTTCGACTACGACAAGATGGCCGCGGCGCTGGTGAAGGCGCTGCATGCCGCCCCACCCCGGGTGGCGGTGGACGATATCCACACAGGGCTTGTGCGGAAGAAGAACGGCCGGATGGGTGGCATGAGCCTGGGGCTGTCCTGACGTGGCCGATTTTCCATGGCAGGTCAAGATCGAGGTCGCCTTCGCCACGCAGCCGATGGCCACGTCGCCAACGTGGACGGACATCTCGGCGTATGGGTCGGCGATCAACCCGCTCGGCATCCAGCGTGGCCGTCCGGATGAGTTCTCGGATGTGCAGCCCGGCACGCTAGGCCTGCTGCTGAACAACGCTGATGGCCGGTTCACCCGCGATCGTCCCTCGAGCCCGTATTATCCGAACGTGCGGAATGGTCGGCGGATCCGCATCTCGATCATCTATTCGTCCACCACGTATGTCCGGTTTGATGGGCATGTGAACGAGTGGCCGACCACGTGGGAGGAGGGCACTGGCGGGGTGCAGTCGTGGGTGCAGGTCACCGCGACCGACCGGTCCAAACGGCTCGGACAGACCGGCGAACTTCGCTCCATGGTCGAGGAGGAGATCCTCCGCGACGCGGTCGCTGCCGACTCGACGCACGGGTCCGCGTATTATCCGCTGAGTGAGCAGGCGGAGGCGACGTCGGCGGGCAACATCACCAAGCAGCCGCAGGACCCGGCCGTGATCCGTCAGGTCGGCAGCGGGGGGACGCTCGAGTTCGGCAGCGGCACCGGGCCGGGCACCGATCAGCTGTCGGCGCCGCTGTTCACCCCCGCCTCGTCGACCGCAGGGAAGCTGCTGGATGCGACCCTGCGGACCGGGATCGGCTCGGCCGGGGTCACGTTGGAGGGGTTCTTCCGCGCGGAGGGGACGGTCAGCACGATCGCGATCGTGGGGATGCTGTCCACCCCCGCCGGCGCGACCGCGGAGCTGCGGATCTCTGCGGGGGGGAAGCTGTCTGCGGCCGCGTGGACCGCGGTGGACGGGGGCTACTACTTCAACCTCGAGTCCTCGAGCCGGGTCGATGACGGGCGGACGCATCATGGCGCGTTGACCATGTCGATCTCCGGATCGACGGTGACCGCCCTGCTGTACCTGGATGGCGCACAGGTCGATTCGATCACGTTCACCACGACTGCGCTCAGCACCTACTTGCGGCTGTGCATCGGTGGGGATCCGAAGGCGGGTCGGCTGTTCAATGGCACCCTGTCGCATGTGGCCGCCCACTCCGCCGCGCTCAGCGCCGCCCGGGTTGCCGCGCACGCGCAGGCCGGCCTGACGGGGCTTGCGGGGGAGCGGACCGACCAGCGGATCGGCCGGATCGCCGATTGGATCAGCCTCCCCGCCGCGGACCGGTCGTTCGACGCCGGGAACGGGACGATGGGTGCCCAGTCGACCAGCGGGCAGCAGCCGATCGAGGTGCTCCGCCAGGCCGCGTCGGTCGAGTCGGGGGTGCTGTTCTTCTCCCGCTCGGGGATGCTGACGTTTCACAATCGCAGCCGCCGCTACAATCTCGCCCCCACGATCACCCTCGACGTTGCGCAGGGCCACATCGCCCCCGACCTTGCCTTCCCCGGCGATGACTTCGGCGTGGTCAACGACATGACCGTCTCCCGCCCTGACGGGGGCAGCACCCGGTTCACCGACCAGGCAAGCATCGACGAGTACGGGCTGTACCGGGAGTCGCAGGACATTCCCGCCGGCTCGGCGGATGAACTGTCCAGCGCCGCCTCCTGGCGAGTCAACACCTACGGGCAGCCCCACATCCGGGTGCCGACCGTAACCGTGAATCTCCACGACCCCCGGGTCGCGTCGCTGATCCCGAGCCTGCTCGGGGCGGACATCTCCACCAAGGTCCGGTTGGCGAACCTTCCCAGCCAGGCGCCCTCCTCGACGGTGGATGTGTTCGTGGAGGGCTACGGCGAGCAGTTCACCGGGGACACGTGGACGCTCAGCTTCAACTGCTCCCCCGGCGACGTCTACGACGTGTGGGCGCTTGGCACCGTTGGGCGCAGCGAGCTCGGGACGACGACTCGGCTTGCGCAGGCCGGCGCGATCGCCAATACCGAAGGGACCTGGGTGGATACATGGAGCGATACGTGGTCATAGGGATGGCGCATGGCTGACTCCAAATACCTCAATCGGGTCGCTCTGGATGATGATACAACGATTGCCAACGACCCAATCACCGCCGGCACCGCCGGGCTGCTCACCTTTGGGAAGAACGTCGGCCAGGTATGCCGGGTCGTTGAGACGATGCTGGGGACCGGGTCGACGCTGGCGCCGGCGGCGAGCACCTATCTTGCCGGGACTGGGGCGGGGACGTCGGAGTGGACCAACGTCTCAGTGTTCCCCCAGCAGCATGATGTGGTGTGGCAGTTTCTCGGGACGGTCACCTCGCCGGTTACCCACGGCACACCATGGCGGGTCGAGCAGGCCGGGACGCTGCTGTCGATCCGGCTGGTGCTCGGCACCATCGCCGCCACCGGCGCCGCGCTGACCGTGGATCTACTCAAAAACGGCGTGTCGGTGCTGTCCACCACACCATCGATTACGGTCGGCCAGCAGATCAACACGAACGCGCCGGTGTTCTCCAGCACAGCCTTGTCGGCCGACAACCTGCTGGTCCCCAAGATCCTGACAGGCGCTGATGGGGTGAACTTGCAGGTGACCCTGAAGTACCGGGACAACTGATGACGCTATCGCCTCTGCTGGTCCCATCCTCCGGGGTGCTCTTCGGCAACTATCCCGGCAGTGGCGGTGCCGGATCGTGCGACTCGTCCTCGACCAATGGTGCGGTCCTGTTCCGGAATTTCGAAACGCTGGTGGAGCGCACCCCGACCACCAACGGGATACTGGACGTTGCCCACTTTTACCACGACTGGAACGACTTTGTAACGACGTTCCCGACCACCAATGAGGATGCGCTGGTGGCCGAGGGACGCCTGCTGTTCGTGAACTGGACACCGCGGATCTACGGCACCTCCACAATCTTCCAGTGGGCGGACATCGCTGCGGGAATCTACGACGCGACCTATGTTGACCCGACCGCACGGAAGATGCGTGACTGGGGCCAGAAGTTCTTCATCGGCTTCCACTCCGAATGCAACAGCGGCTCATCGGCGCAGGGAGGCGCCTACGGCACTGACGCCGAATATGCCTCCGCCGCGCAGCACGTCCACGACCGGTTCATCGCGCAGGGCTGCACCAACGCGGTCTGGGTGTTCAACCCCTCGGGGCACATGGACATGATCAGCCGCATGAGCACCCTCTATCCGGGCGATGCCTATGTGGACTGGATCGGCTACGACCCCTACGGCAACTCCGGGCAAGACCTCACCTACGTGATGGACACCAAATATCCGGTATACAACTGGGCCACCGTCACCAAGAGCGGATCGCACACCAAACCGTTGATGTGGATCGAATGGGGCGACACCGAATCGGCCACCGGCACCTCGAAGGCAACCTACTTCGGGCAGGTCCAATCACAGCTGACCGTCAGCTATCCGCTGGTCAAGGCGATCGTCTACTTCAACTCACCCACCAGCACCGGCGACTGCGTCAACACCAGCACCGCGGCGGTGAACGCATTCAGGCTGCTGGCGGCCGACCCGAGTTTCAACACGGACGTGTCCCCGCAGCCACCACCACCACCGGGAACGATCGCGTTGCGGGGCACGGCGAGCGCAGCGATCAACAAGGCCAAGACGGTCGGGGTGCCGGTCCCGGCGACCGCGCAGGCCGGTGATGGGTTGGCCGTTTTCCTGGGGGTGACCCGATCGGCGTTGCGGAATTCCTGTGAGGGCACCAACGCGACCAACATGACGGTCGCCAACTCCAACTCGAATGGGTCGAACCCGGTCCAGGTTGTCACCGCCACCGCCCCGGTCTATGACACCAGCCAAAAACACAGCGGCTCCTCATCGTGGCATTGCAGCCTCACCGCTGGGACCGACTGTCATGGCGACATCACCACGAACTTCGGGAGCCCATCCACCTATTACGGGCGGATCTACTTCCGCAAAAGCGCCTCCCCAGCAGCGATCTGCCGGATGTTCCACCAGAACTCCGCAGCCAACGCGGTCCAGTGGGGTATCGGCCTGGACACCAGCGGGAACCTGATCGTCCGTGACAACGCCGCCGCGGTGACCCGGCTCACCATGTCCACGACGATCACCACCAACACCTGGCACCGCGTCGAATGGAAGGCGGTGTGGACCGGGGCGCAGACGACCGTGACGGTGCGGCTGTACCTGGACGCGCTGGCATCGGAGACGACCCTGGACGAGGAGAAGACCTCGACCACGTTCGCGCAGGCCGCCGCGCCGGGGAACTACAAGTTCGGGCTGATCTTCAGCGCCGCCAACACCTACGACCTGTATGTAGACGACTTCGGTCTGGACACGACCGACTGGCTCGGCCCCGCCGGCACCGCCGCGGCGATCACCGCGCCAGGCTCTCTTGTGCAGCTTGGCACCGACACCAATGTGGCGGGCTCGATTGAGCTGCTCACCCAGGTATACCGGAAGACCGTCGCCAGCGGCGATCCCGGCTCGACCCTGACGTTCACCACCGATGTGGAGGTGCACGGGTCGGTGGTGCTGGTCTGCTGGTCCGGGACCGACCAGTCCGCGCTCGAGGACGTGATCGCCACTCCCGCGCAACGCCAATCCAGCGCGACCACCATCACCACCCCGACCACCCCGACCACCACCGTGGCTGGTGACTGGATCATCAGCGTCGCCTTCGACCGGGCGCAGGCAGGGTCGGCGGCCAACACCTCCTGGACGGTCGCCAGCGAAACGGTTCGCGCATCCGCGTTCGGGACGGGTACTGACGGGCGGGTGTCCGGCGCGGTCTCCGATGACGGCATTGGCCATTCCATCGCCACCTATGGTGGCAGGGTCGCCACCGCAGTGGCAACCAGCTTCCTCGCCTCCGCGTGGACGTTGGCGATCCGGCCAACTGCTGCGGGGACCGCGACACAATACGTCGGCGTGCTCGTTCACCAACTCTGACGGGAGACCGATGGCTGTCCCATCACCGCAAACCTGGACGGCCGCAAGCCTCGTCGCCGACTCCGACCTGAACCGGGAGATCCGCGATCTGGGGAACTTCCTGCTTGCCCCCCCGCGGGTGTACGCCTACCACACCGCCGGCACCACGTTGACCAACGGGGTGTGGACGCTGGTCTCACTGGGTGGGGAGCTCTACGACCCGTACTCGGTGACTGGCCACGACAACGTCACCAACAACAGCCGGGTGTTCGCTAGGGAGACCGGCATCTATACGGTCCACTGCCAGATTTCCACCTCGAACACGCTCGGCGCCACGATCTTCCAGATGCAGGTTCGCCAGAACGCCGCCGGGAATGTCGCCTCGGGCACCAGGGTGTTGCTACAGGCCCAGAACGCCGCTGGGGGGGGAGTGATCACCTCGATCGGCCGGAGCACTGACTTCCCGCTGACGGCCGGTGACTATGTGGAGCTGTTCGGCTACTTCGACACCGGTGGGACCGCGGGGACGTTGGCGACCGGCGCCGACCGGACCTACCTGTCCATCCGCTGGTCGAGCAAGCAGTAGAGCGATGATCCGCGAGCGGTTCCTCGACCTCGACCACCGGGCCGCCATGGTGGCGCACCGGGCGGCCCGCAGGGTCGGCTACCGCGGCCTGTTCCTCTCCGGCCTCGCCACGCTGGACCTCTTCTGGGCATGGGGGCTGTGGGACCGTCGGGCCGCGGAGATACTGGCGACCGCGCCAGCGTTCAGCGGGGTCGTCGGGTTCGGCGCCCGCTTCAGCGCGACCCATCCGCTGCTGGTGTGGGCGATCCTGTTCGCCCTGGTTGGAGCATTGTGCGGCTGGCAAGTGTGGGTGGATGACGACCGTGCGGCGTTCACCGCCGCGTGGCTCCTCAAGATCCTCTTGGCGATCCTGACGTTGGCGGCCTGGCCGGATGCGCATGTGCTGATCGTCCGTGCTGCGGGCCAGTGGATCTGTCTGTGTATTCTCGTGGTGGCCGCGCAACGCGGCATCCCCTACCGGCAGGATTAGCATGCTCGGCCTCCTCGGGATCCTCCTGCCGACCCTGGCAGCGGCGCTCAGCTCGGTCCTGGTGTGGCAGCTTGGCACCGCCAACCGCAAGCAGGCCGAGCAGCTCCGCAAGGATGCTGCCAAGAAGGCCAGCAAAGATGAGGTCCGTGAGGCGTTCGACCAGGCGAAGGGGCTCTACCAGGCTGGCATCGATGAGGCGCAGAGGCGGATCGAGAATTGCAACCGGCGGGTCGCCGCCCTTGAGGCTGACGTGGAGGCCGCACGGGTCCGGGAGCAGGCGCTGCGCCGATGGATCCGCCAGCTCGAGGATGCGTTGCACCGCGAGGGCATTGCGACTCCTAATGGGGAGCCCCCATGAGATGGACGGTGATCCTCGGTCTGCTCGCCACCGCCGCATTTATCGCGGCCGTCACGGTCAGCTCGAAGGTGTTCGAGCCGACCGTCCCGACCTCGACGACGCGGCCGCCGGTCAGTACCCAACCGTCCACGACCGGGCCGCCATCGTCGAGGGTGGCGAGTTCGACCGGGCCGGCGGTGATCGGTGCGCCGGGAGCCCAGGGACCGCCCGGGCCGCCTGGACCAGCGGGATCGTCGGGATCGTCGGGGATCATCGTGGTGATGCCGCCGCCGACGACCGGGCCGCCGCCGGCCACGGCCACACCCACCACGGTCGGAGTGACCAGCACGACCTGCCGGACACCCAAGAGCACGATGCACCCTTCGAGTACCCTGCACCCCGCATGCCTTCCGCGCTGAGGAGACGCTAATGGGCGACAGCTGAGGAGACGCTGACTGTCCCGCCTACCTGCCATAATGCAGTGAGTGGCCCGGCGGCGCCTCCCAACGCCCCGGGCCCGGCCGACACCCCACGGAGGTGCCTGCATGGCGAAGGCTACGCTGGAAGAACGATTCTGGGCCAAGGTCGACAAGGGCGACGGGACCGGTTGCTGGCTATGGACCGGAGCGAAGGATACCTGGGGCTACGGGCAATTCAGTCTTGATGGCCGATGGATCGGTGCTCACCGTGCTGCTTACCAGCTAGTCGTCGGCCCTATCCCTAAAGGGCTAGAACTTGATCATCTCTGCCGTAACCGCCTATGTATCCGTCCCGATCATCTGGAGCCTGTAACTCGCCGTGAGAATCAGCGTCGAGGGGACACTTTCGCAGCTCGGCATGCGGCCCAGACTCATTGCAAGCATGGCCACCCATTTGATCTGGCCAATACCCATATCGACGGCTTAGGGCGACGGGTATGCCGCACATGCCGTAGATTGCGTGAGCGGAGATATCGCGAGGCTCGCCAATGATCGACGTCTACACCGACGCTTGGACAGACACCTGGACCAATATGTGGGGAGCGGAGCCTGTGGCATTACGTAGGATGTGGGACGCAGCCTATCCGCCGACCTCACCACCGAAGTGGGAGGTGGTCGCCGGGTACATCGGCGGGAACACGCCCCACGTGTGGACCGCGGCGGAGTGGTCCCGCCAGACGGCTCGCTATAGGCTGCCGATCTTCGTCCGCTCCACCGGCGGTGACGCGGCCGCCGACGCGGCCTTCTGCGTCAGCTGGCTCCGCGGTCACAGTGTCCCCAAGGGCGTGACGTTGGCGTTGGACTTCGAGACCCGCGTCGACGCGGGCTACCTGGAAGCGTTCGATTCCGCAGTCGGAGGGGCCGGGTGGAAGGTGATGGTGTACGGCACCCGCCGCACTGTTCTGCAGAATCCGAAGCCGTCGGGGGGATACTGGGATGCCCAGTGGACCAACGAGCCGCATCTGAATGCGGGGTCGGCGGCCACCCAGTACGGCGGGGATACCACCCTCGGCCAACCCTGGGACGCCTCGCTGGTGGCCGACCCCACCCGGCTTTGGGACATGGAAGGAGATCTCACCGTGCTCGATGACGCTACGAAGACCTACCTCGACAGCAAGTTCGCCGCGGTACAGCAGGGCCTGCTGGTGGTGATCCGCGGGGACGCCACCACTGACCCTCCCCAGCCGGACACGCACCCCAACAACATCGAGCGGACCCGCCAGGACCTCGCCGCTGGCCTGTCCGCAGTGACCAGCCGGCTGAACGACATCGTCGCCACCCTGGCCGCTGGCCTGCCGGTCACCCTCGAGCAGGCGCAACTGGACGAGATCAAGGCGTCATTGCAGCAGCTGGAAGGGTCCGCGCTCGTACAGCTCGCCGTCTCGCCGGCACCATGAACCCGCCGACGACGCTGCGGGAGATGCCGCCAGGGACCTCATGTTCCTGCGGTGGCCGCCTCGACGATCCCGGCGCTGTCCACACCCAACTGACCTGTTTTCGTGTCGGTCATGGAGGTGATGCCAGCATGATCGACTACCCAACCGACGCGGCCAAGCGGGCCCGGCTGCGGGAACAGCGCATCAAACGAGGCCGTCAACTCGGCGAACAGCACGCGCAGGAGACCATGCGCAGCCTCAACTGCCGCAACCGCTGGGAGAAGTTCGGGGACAACCACGAGCCGTGCCTCAACGACGGGACGTCTTGCCTCTGCAATTGTCATGGGTAATCCGTCCGGGATGCGGGTGTTGCTGCTGGCGATACTGCTCATGGCGGCCGCGTGCACCCCTCGAGCGCAACCAGCACCACCACCCACCACCATCGCCGTCACAGTCGGCCAGCCACGCCCGAACGTGACCCCCGGGGCCGTGCTCACCACTAACGCCACGGACGTGTGCACGGCTGGGTGGGCATCCAAGCACCGCCACGGTCTCACCACCGCCCAGAAGGCCACCATCCTCGCCGCCTATGGGTACCCGGCTGGCCAGAAGGTCGCCGAGTACGACCACCTCATCAGCTTGGAATTGGGTGGCGGGAACGGCACGCGGAACATCTGGCCGCAGGTCGACCATGCCCAGGCGGAGCGCAAGGACCGGCTCGAGAACACGCTCCACGCCAAGGTCTGCACCGGCAAGCTGTCATTGGACCGTGCGCAGACCGAGATACGCCAGTTCTGGCTGTGGTGGTAGTTGGTGGGAGCCCCAGGTTCCGGTTTCTCACCGTCCATTCCGCCGGCACGGCATCGCGCGAGGCTCCCAGAGCACGGCTCGTTCCCGCTCGAGCGGAGGACATGCCGGGCCGGATCTCACCAAGGAGCATACGCCATGAACCCGCTCTTGGACCTGTCCAGCAGCAACACTGCCGAGGAGTGGTTCGAGTACAAGTGTCGCGCGAACACTCTCCGCCGCTACCGCGACAAGCTGCACCCGGGCTTGGCGGCTGAGCTAGCCGAGCTGGAAAGGTTGGGTTACTGATGAAACTCGCGCGGTACCGCAAGGCCGCTGTGGCCACCCTCGGCGCCGCCGCCGAGATCGCCGTCACCGTCCCCCAGGATTCCAGCGCGTGGCGAACCGCCCAGATCGTGGTCGCGGTCGCCACCGCCTTCGGCGTCTACGGGGTGAGAAATGCACCTGCGCCCGTTCCACCCAAGGGATAAGCTCTCCCCGGAGCGGCTCTAAGCGCATCCGGTTTCGCCCCTTTCAGGACCGCGGAAGGCCCTCACCTACGGGTGGGGGCCTTCTTCACGTCTAGGATGATCGGCGTCCAGCAGGCGACGTGCTGCTTCGTCTCTCCTGCTGGTGAGGATGTCTCCCGTGTGGGCGGTCAAAGGATCAATGCTGTAGTCAGGATGGATCTCGAATGCCGGATCCCGGAACGAGAACGAGAGCCCGAACAGTGGATCGCCCAGCAAGATCAATTCCTCATCCTCATCGTCTTCGATCTCGACCGTGAACCGGACGGAGCGGCCATCCTCGGCAACTTTGGCTGCGACGAGGTGCGCGGGCACGCAACGGCCACTCGGAAGACGGATTGGCCAAGGATCACCGATACGAGCGTCGAAGGCGCCCGTATCGAAACGCTCGTGCGGCTCAGTGTGATACGTGAACTTGATCTGTCGGCTCATGGTTCCTTCCGTGGCGCTATCGGTCTGGTGCCACGCGGGCACGGGTGCGCTCCAGCGATACGGCTCAAAGAGGCACGGGTGCGCTCCAGCGATACGGCTCATAGAGGAACGCGTACATGTAGAAGGTCATGCCTTCATCGTTCGTCTGCGGGTAGCTGTAGGCAGTCGCCTCATGCCAAGTGTGCCCGTCGGGCGGTTTCCAGCAGGTGTAGCCGCGGTGCTGGGAGCCGATCCACTGTTCTGCCCATGCGCCACAGACGCGCTGGTCGCTCATGCTTCCTCCGTGGGTGTGCCCCGCGCGGGGCCCCGACCTTACGGCAGGCCGGTCATGCTCGTGAGTGGGCCAATGGGACCTCAGGTCGAGATGATCAGATCATCTCGACAGCTGCGCCCGGCCGTTCCGGATGCGGTCGGGGGCGGGACGGTGCGGCCTGTTCCTGGGTTGCGCGCCGGCCGCGGCGCTAGGTAGACAAGAACTCTTGCATCAGGATATCCTGTCAGGAACCCCTGATGCAAGGAGTGTGTGATGCCCGAATTCGAGCTTGACGACATCCGCGAGTTCCGCCAGCAACGCGACCGGGCCCAAGCTAGCCTGGACAAGGCCGTGGCCATCGCGCGGGCCAAGGGCGACTCGTGGACACGGATCGCTGGGGCGCTGGGAGTAACCGTGCAATCCGCCTGGGAGCGCTACCGCCATCAGGTCGGGGAATCTCACCGGCCGATCTCCTGACGCAGCTCCAGCCGTCCACCGCAATTCGGGCAGGTCTTGCGGACGAGTTCCGCCTTGAGCGTGTCGAGTTCGCCCTTCCAGCCGCAGCTTGGCGTTCCGGGAAAGACGAGTCCCCGCGCTTGGTCGACTAGGCGTTTGCCGACACACTGCACATTGAGACGGTTCACCGGCCGACCTCCTGATGGAGCGGATCGGGGAGCTGGCCGAGCGCGGCCGCCAGCGTCTCCGGGTCCTGCGTGTAGGTCTCCAACGACCCCAACCCCGCATGCCGCAGCGCGTCCCGGACCAGGAACGGATCCCGGGTTTGCCGGCGGAGCTGCCGGGCGGCGGTGTGCCGCAGCGCATGCCCACTGTCGCCGACGACCGGCCGCATCACGCTGGCGAGCAGATGCGCGGCGTACTTTGGGTGCAGGTGCCGGTCAGGGTCACGGAAGTTCGGGATCAGCGGGCCCCGTGCCGGCCGGAGCAGCAGGAAGGTTCGCAGCGGGCCGACCAGCGTCGGCGACAGCGGCATCCAGGTCTGCTTACCGCCCTTGCCGTCGATCCGGATCATCGGCGGGTCCGCGCCAAGGGCCAGATCCTCGACGGACAGGCGCACGATCTCGCCGACCCGCAGCGCCTGGAAGTAGCCCAAGAGCACCATCATGCGGATCCTCGGGTCGACGACCGCCAGCAGCTGCCCGATCGCCTCCAGTGGCAGCGCGCGGGGCCGCGGTGGCGGCGCCGGCGGCGGAGTCCAGTCCTCCAGCGGGTTGGGGCCGTCCAGCCAGCCGCGGCTGACGGCACAGGCATAGAACCGGCGGACGACCCGGCCGTAGGTGTTGCGGGTCCACTCCGCCCTCGGCTGGCTGTCCAGCCAAGCGTCCACGAGTTCCGGGGTGACCTGCCGCCAACCGTGCTGGCGGTCGGCGAGGAACGTCCACAGTTCTTTGAGGACGACCCGGTATAGGTCGATCGTTTCTTGGCTGCGCCGGCGGCGGCGCAGCAGCAGCGCATACTGATCCCATGCGTCGTTGGATGGCAAAGGTCCCCCCTTGGTGCGAAGCTGACCGGCTGGTGCCAGGGCGCCGGGCGTCGCATCCTGGTCCAAGGGGACAGACCGCTCCAAGTCGCAAACAGCGGATATCGGTGCGGTCGTTGCTGTAGGTAGGGCGATACTCACCAGGCATCACCCGGCTGCCACTGGTTGGCCAACTCGGCACAACAGGGACCAACCCAGTCCAGCCGCATCGGCACGAAACTGAATGGCTCCTTGATTCCGGTCATGGTGACGACCTGCTCAGGGATGTAGGCCTCGAGCATGTCGGCGCGGTCGTATTCCTTGCCGCATCCGGCGCAGGGCAGCCGCAGCGTCCGGCTCATGCTGCCACCCGCTCGACCTGGGGGACCAGCCACAGCCGCCGGCGGCGCTCGGCGCGGCGCCGCTCGAGGTTGGGCACGCCGAGGCGGCGGAGCAGGGCAGCGTCGTCGAGTTCGGCCGGTATGGGAACGGCGTTAGGGTACCGAGCGGTAAGTTCGCTAGTGGACCGGTCCAGTTCGCGGAGCATCGCGGCAGTGCGCCGCGGTGGCCACACGCCTGCCAGCTCGGCAGTCTCATCAGCCGGTAAGTCAAGGATCTCGATGATGCGGAGGACAACCGGCCGCGGGATGGCTTGGATGCGTTCGCCGTCCTTCCAGCGTTTGAGCTGCTTGGCGTTGAACGCCTTGCCGCCGGGCCGTCCGATCTCGTGTTCTAGGGCGTAGTCGCTGATGCCTTTGTCGTCTTGGGCCTTGGCGACCATCTGGGCGAGCCGCTCGAGGTCCATGTCGTACCTCCTTCTAGTACCTGTTCCGTAGTAGCAGGCGACAAGACCCTAGACGACACCGTCTGTCGTGTCAACGGACAGTATCACGCTCACATGCTAGGGGTCCATGTCTTGACTCATGTCATCTGACGTGTCAAGGTGGCCGCACCTTCGACCTGCCGCATGACAAGGAGTCGCAGTGCTGAACCTCGACCTCGCTGCCCGCAAACGCGGCTGGCTGCGCAAGAGCCAGCGGCAGATGGCGGAGGAGCTGGGCGTCACCGAGCGGACGTTCAACCGCTGGGAGAACGGCCATGTCACCCCCGGCGTCGAAGATCTCAAGAACTGGGCACGCGTCCTTGGCGTCCCGCTCATCGACCTCCTCACCGAGCCCGAGCCGGACGGGGAGCCGGTGGCGTCGTGAAAGGGCTCATTGCCGCGACGGGCGAGTTCATCGACATCGGCGAGGCACACCCCGTCGCCGACCTGTTCCCGACGCTGGCCGGCGACGACTTGGAGGAACTGGTCGCCAGCATCTATGAGCAGGGCCTCCTCCAGCCGATCGTCCTCGACGCCGACGGCCGCGTGCTCGACGGCCGCAACCGACTCGCTGCGTGTGCGCGGCTGGACATCGTCCCCGAGGTCATCATCTACGACGGTGAGGACCCCGGCGGGTATGCGCTGGCGGTCAATGTGGCCCGTCGGAACATGCGGCCGTCGCAACGGTACATCGTCATCGAACAGGCGCGGCGGCTCAGCGGAGTTGCGAAATCGCAAGTCGACGGCGTGAGCAAGTTCCGCATAGCCGAGGCAGCAGTCGTCCTCGACTTCGCTCCCGACCTGGCCCAAGTCGTCGTCGGCGGCGGCATGTCCCTCGACACCGCGGCCGCCGAAGCTCGTGAGCGGAAGCGACGCGCCGCCGAATTGGAGTCCAAAAAGGAGCGGTTGCGGAAACGCGCCTCCGACCTCGCCGAGCATGTCGACGACGGCCGGCTCGACCTCGACGAAGCGCTCGCCGCCCTGAACTCCCGCGAGGAAAAGGCTCGGCTGGATGCCGAGCGTGCGGCCAGTGAAGAAGCCCGAAGGGCGCAGGAGGCGAGCGCCGAGCGGGCCAGGGACATCGAGTCCGCCCGCTCCGCTGCCAGCTCGATCGTCGCCGATCTCCAGGCCCGTGTCGTCTCCATCATCATCGGCGTTCGCCACGGCGAACCACGGCTCATCGACAAGGCCATGGTCCGGCAGCTCCGCGACGCCATCAACCAGCTTGAGGAGCTGCTATGAAGGCCGAAGAGGCCGTCGATCAGGCATTACGCACCGTCCCCCGCAATCCCGACGGCAGCGCCGACGAGAAGAAGGTCGTCGACGAGATCGCCGCACTGCTCGACTTCGACATGGAGCAGGAACGCCGGAACAAGGCGACCAGGGCGCTCGACCGGCGGAAGAAGCCCGGTGCCAGTGATCCGGATGGGCAAATCACGATTCCTGGTCTCGGTACGTACAGCTACGAGCCAGATCGGCTGGTCGCTGACAACGACGACCACATCGTCGAGCAGGCCAAAGCCCGACCGAATTTCAAGGAAGCCGAGGCGGCACGAGCGCGGAAGAACGCGCGCCGGCAACAAATCTGGGCGGATCGCAAGACGGAGGAATCCGCCCTGTATGCCGAGTGGTCCCTGAAAGAGCTGGCGTCCGGCCGCGACCTAGCAAAGATCACCTTCGATGCATTCGTGCGCGACACCGATCTTTGGGGTCCGGGTGATGGACCAACGGAGCCTGATGACGGGGATGACTCATGACCGAAGACACCGTTGACCTCTACCGCGCCATCCGTGGCGCGCTCCGCACCGGCGTCCGCACCGGCGCCATCAAAAGCGCGCTGGACGCTGTCCTCATCGACGAGACCACCGAACTTGAGGCCGCGATGATCCTCCGCCGCCTCGCCCGGTCGAAGTCGTCGAGGAGGTCCGCATGAGCTACCTCGACCCGACCGACCTGCCGACCCCTGACAGCGATGGCGAAGTGCCGCCACAGCCGATGCCCGGCGAACCGGAGATGCCCGAATGAGCCCAATCCGTGTCACCCACACCAAGACCTACGCGCTGCTTGACCCGTGGGCGCAGACGTTCCCATGGGACTGCCTGATCCGCCCCACCAACTGTGTCAGCCCGACCCACGACCACTCACCGATGGTCAACGACCCGTGCGCGGTCTCCGACTGCCAGGAGCCGCTCAAGGACCGCGAGGTCTGCTACGCCGTGACCCAACTGCCACGCGGCCACGCTAAGCATGAGCGGTGGGTGTGCTGGCGGCATGTGCATCCCGACGAAGGTCCGAAAGTTGTGACCTCATGACCCCAACGTTCAGGGGGGCCGCGTCCCCCGACGCGCCCGTATGCGTCACCGCCGGTACGAGCCGCGTGGCGGCGACGGCTCCCGACGGTCCCGGTCCCGCGGCCGCCCTGGACCCCACGCAGTCGGAGTCCACCAAGAGGAGTCATCCATGGCAACCGTCCACGTCCCCGCCCACGTCGGGGCCGACAAGAAAACCGGCGACACCTTCGAGTATGGCGACTACGACGTTCAGCTCAGCGACTGCCCCATCTGTGGCGGGGTCTACGCCGACATGTCTCAGCACGGCGAAACCGCCCGCCATAAGGCCGCCAGGCTCGTCGCCTGACCCGGACTCCCAGCCGTCCCGGTTCTGGCTGATCCTGGTCGACGACGACGCCCTATGGCTGCTCAACCCCCGCCGGCGGGTCACCACCATCCAAGTCCCAGGCGGTGCGCTATGACCGCGCCGCGGCCGAGCTTGGAGACCCGCGCGAGCGGTGTCCGCATCCGCAAACCGAAGCCCGGCCAGGACCGACGCACCGGCGACCAGTACCGTGCCGCGCTCGCCCGGGAGACCGAGGCGTCGCTGTGGCGGTCCCCGTCATGGCGGAACGGATTGTCCCTGCTCGAAGAGGAGCGGTGGCCCCGGCTCACCACCGCGGACCTGCCCCATTCGGACCTGCCAACCAAAGGCAGGTGGGCCTGATGAGCACCTACAAGATCCGCGTCGAACGCAGCAGCCGCGGCCCCGTCTTCCGCTGGAAGGCGACCGTCATCGAACAGGCGGACCCTGACCCCGCCTGGCCATGGCCGCCGCCCGAGTACTTCTGGCCAGTGTTCGCGGTCACCCGCAAGGGTGCTATCCGCAAAGCCCACCGCGAGATCCGCCGCCGGCATCGTGACGCGATTCGCGCCGCAGCCGCCGAGACCATCATGGCGGAGGTCAACGATGGCTGACTGGCGCTGGTTCGACGACTTCAAGAAAGGCGACGACGACGCGTTCAGCAAATCCCTCGTCGCCGAGACCGACCGCAGCTTGGCTCGCAACCCTGAGCGGCAGCCGTGGGGCAAGAAGGTCGAGGACACCGTCGAGGAGCCCGCTCGGGCCGCGCCCCGCCAGGGCGGCCACGGCAAGCACGGCCGGCCCGGCAAGGGCGGCCAGACCGAACGGCACGCCTGGTCCGACAGCGACTGGCGTCGCGCCCGTGAGGACTACGAGCGGCAGAACGCCAACTACCTGCGCGACCAGGAAGAACGGGACCGCAACCTGCGGGAGGAAGCCCAGGAACGCCGGGACGCCGCCCGCGAGGTCGAGCGGCGGATCCGGGACCAGGACCGGGACGACCCGGGTGGGGGGGGGAGAGGATAGTTCTGGTGAAGGCCGACCTCAAGGTCTCGGACAAGCTCACCGGCTATGAGGAACTGATCGACGTGCTCGTCACCCTGCAGGTCATCCTGCGGGAAACCCGCCGCCGCAAAGCCATGAGCATGCGCGACGCCGGTGACGTGCTCGGCGTGGCCGCCTCTACCGTCATGCGCTGGGAGAGGGGCGAGACGGTCGGACTCGGCGTGGAAGGCATCGTCAAGGTGCTCAGGTGGGCCGACTCATGACCCGCGACGTCCCTGACGACCTGCTGGCCGACTCGTGCTGTCTGGCGGCCATCTTCGCGGTCCCCCGCGTGCTGCTGCGCCTGCTGATCCCCGGGGTGTGGGCGGCTGCCCACGGCAGCCCGACCGCCGATCAGAGCGTGCAGGCGGGTCACGTTCCCGACGGTACCGGTCCCGCCCACACCCCGGGACCTCCCCACCACAAGGAGCTGGCCACATGACACTGGCCGCCGCCGTTCCCTCTCTCATGCCCCCCGGCTGGGTCGTCGTCGAACACACCCTCGACGGCTACAAGGCCCGCAACACCGGCCTCGGCCTAGCCGTCATCGTCTCCGACGTCCACGAGCAGGATAGGCGCCTCTGGCGCCACTTCTCCGTCTCCCACCGTGACCGGTTGCCAACGTGGGACGAGCTGGTCAAGACCAAGGAATGGTTCCTCGGCACCGACTCGCGTGCGCTTCAGGTTCTTCCGCCGCGCAGCGAGTGGGTGAACATCTGTGACCGCGTGCTGCATCTGTTCGTCTGCCTCGACGGGGACGTGGTGCCCGACTTCACCAGAGGAAGCGGGTCGCTATGAGGCTGGCCGCCGCAGTCCTGATTCTGACGATCCTGGTCACCCCAGCCGTGGCGGTCCGGCTCGCCGCCCACCGCGCCTGCCGTCGCCGATGGGTCACCACCTACCGAAAGGCCCGCCGATGACCGCCAACGTCATGTGCCCTGCTGTGGATGCGCTGACCGGCAAGCCCTGTAAATGGACGGGCGAGCGGTTCATCCGAGGGGCAGCCGTGTCAACCGGTGACGGGTCCGCAGAGCACCCATTCCGATTCGACTTCGAAGCCACCGCCCGAAACGACAGGGAAGCCATGACCCGCAAGCCCTGCCCCCGCTGTGGCGGCCGTGTGGCCCTCATCGAGGGGGAAACCTGAATGGGCCAGCGACCATGCTCCGAGCGGTGCGCCAACAGTCCAGTGGCTGAATGCCAATGCGACTGTGGCGGCCAAAATCATGGGCGTGGATTAGATGTCACAGCCCTTCGCTTCTGGGCCAAGGTCGATACAAGCGGAGAGTGCTGGCCTTGGCTTGGCGCAACGAACAGTCAGGGCTATGGCCAGTTCACGATCGCTGAGCGCAAGAGGGTTCCTGCGCACCGATGGTCGTATGAGCAAGCCAAGAGGCCTATCCCTGATGGGCTCCAGCTTGACCATTTATGCCGCAACCGCATCTGCGTGAACCCGGAGCATCTAGAGCCCGTTACTGGCCGCGAGAATGCGCTCCGTGGCGAGAGTTTCGTTGCTGCCAATGCCCGCAAGACGCACTGCCCAGCCGGCCATGCCTACGACACGACCAACACCTATGTGGACAAGAACGGCTACCGCGAGTGTCGCACCTGCCATCGAGAACAAGAGCGTGCTCGCGTTGCTCGTTTGAAGGTCGAGCTCATCCCCACAACGAGTCCGTGAACTCAAGCGGCGCCGTCCCGAAGCCCCGAGACGGCGCCACCCACGACCGAGCTATCAACACCGAAAGGATACAGCGAATGACCCCGACCAGAGAGCGATACCTGACGACCGGCGAGGTCGCCCGCCTGTTCCACGTCGGCGAGAAAACCGTCCTCCGCTGGGCCAAGCTCGGGAAGCTCCCGTGCGTCCGGACCCTCGGCGGGCAACGACGGTTCCCGGAGCAGGCGATCAGCATAATCCGCGCCGGACGTGAGGTCCCCCTCGACGCGCCGGACGAGGAGGACGCCTCATGACTGCCGCGCCGACCCTGCCAAGCGTCGACGAACTCGTCACCACCGCACTCGACCGGCTGTACTACGCCGACAAGAGCCTGGACAAGCCCCTCACCGTCGCACGAATCCACGTGATCCGCGGTCACATCGCGGCGGCTCGTGCCGCCCTGCTCACCAAGCCACTCCGACCAGAGAAGGTGGCCGGGTGATCGACCTCGACGCCATTGTGGCCCGCGCGGAGAAGGCCACGGCCGGCCCGTGGGGAATATCTGCAAAGGCCGTCGATGCGCTCATTGCCTATGCGCGAGTCCGTATCAGCTCGGATGGCACCGTTACCGACATCTCCGAGTCTGAGCGCGACCACTATGGCGGCCCGGTCATCGCTGAGTCGATGCACCCTGCAGATCGCGAGCACATTGCCGGCTTGGACCCGCAGACGGTGCTGGCCTTAGTCGCTGAGCTGCGGGAGTGCCAGGACGCGTGCGGCAATTGGGAAGCGGTCGCGCGCGTCCACCAGGACGAGGCCATCCGCGCCCGGCAGATGGACGCCGAGCTGCGCGCCGCGCGGGAGGTCATCGGATCGGCCGCGGCCATCTACGAGGACGGCAATTACGACCCGGTCCTGTTCGCTGAGCTTGGTGACGCCCTCGCCGCCTACAACAAGGTCACCGGAACGGAGGCCCGCTGATGCCGCACGTGCTCGGGAACGCTGGCGGGCCACCACCACCCACCCGCAATGAGACCCTGCTCCGCGAGGCGGTCGACCAGCTCCGCGCCGAACTGGACGAGTACCGGGAGGCGCTTCGGTGTCACCACGACTACATCGACGGTCTGAGGGGCCGTCCGTGCGGTTCCGGCGATTGCATCTTGTGTGAGCCGTCCGATCAGGCCACGGGGGGAAAGTGATGGCTAATCATGGTCGCAATCCTCGCACAGGCCAGTTCATCAGCCGCCGTGTCCAGACCCTCCAGCGGCTCGCCGACCTCCCCGAGCGCGAATGGAACCTCGACGAGCAGGCACTGGCCATCCTCGAGGCAGGGACCGCCCTAGCCATCAAGGATGGCTGGGTCCCACCCGCCGTTCCCGTCCCGGAACCCAACCCGGGCTGGGTGCAGGCGCACGACCCGCCTGTCAGCGACGTCGGCCCGCAACTCCAATTGGACCGTGACCCGTGGATCGACGCGTTGAAAGGCGAGGCGGACCCATGACCCGCATGATCGTCCCGCCGATCATCCCCGCCGCGACCTACGGGACCTGCCAGTACTGCGCCCGGCTGCGGCCCATGCAAGCGGATGGGCTGGTGGCGCTCCACTACCTGCGGTACGGGACGAGCCAGCCCCGCCGCCGGCGACGCTGCCCCGGTTCGAGACAGCATCCACGAAGGACACAAACATGAGCGTGCAGCAGCAGAATCCTGACGGCTCCTGGAGCGAAGCCGAGGCGCTTCCACCCCAGCCCGGCTATGACGTCGAAATCGACGGGCACTACCGTTGGACACTCTTCCTGGACTGCCACAAGCACATCGCCTGCGGGCAGGCACGCACTCTCGTCGGTGCGCACCTGCGGGCATTGGCGGCCAAGTGGCGCAACCAGCGGGACCGGCACCGCAACGAACGGCTGGTGCGACGGAACAGACGACGCGCCGACAGGGGAGCTTTCGTCGCTACAGATCTGCCACCCCGCGAGGAGCAGCGATGAAGACCAGAGATGTCATGGAGAACGAGCCGTCCATCGTCGACCGGTCCGACCGAGACCCCCGCATCAAGGTCGAGAAACACGCGTGCGCCGTAGCAATCGACAAGCTCACCACCCTCATCGCCCAGCTTGAGGAGCGGCTTGAGGCCGTACGGTTCCGCGGCCCACGCGATGACCGCGAGGAAAAGAACAGTCTAGTTGCGGGCGGCTCGCCGCTGGCCATCGACCTCTCCAGCTACACCGATTCCCTGAAGGACCTCCAGCGCCGCGTCGGCATCATCCTCGAAGAACTGGAGATCTGATGAATTGGATCGACCAGCTAGCTGACATCAGGGCGCGCTATGAGGCGTTCCTTGAGGTCATGCCCGGCGTCGGCCTCTTCCTCCAAGCCGGCGGCCCGACGGACGCTACAGCGCGGTTTCTAGAACGTTCCAGCGCCGATATCGGTTGGCTGCTCAGCCAGGTCGATCAGTTTCAGGCGCGGTTCCGCGAACTGGAATGGGCGGCTGAGGAGGGCGCGCGCTGCTATTGCCCCGTCTGTCAGCGCACTGAGGTTCTTGGGCACGCCACTGGTTGTTGGCTGGCGGCTGTCCTGGACGACAGGGGACCGGCATGGTCAGGAACAGCGGCACCACCCCGGGAGGTCCCATGACCGACCCGCGAGTGAACCCGCTCCGATGGATTTGGGCGCAGGTGGACTGGTGGATTCGCGGGCTGCGGCAGGGTCATCCACTGCATCGGTGGTACGCGCGGAAGTGGGACAGGTGAGCGAATGACCTCTGAGCTTGAACTGAACCAAGACCGACCTACCGCGCTCACCCTATTCGGCGATGCGACCCCACACGCCATCGTCGCCCGCGCCACCGCCATCGCCGACGTGATCGCCCCACTCATCCGCGAACGCAACCTCATCAAACGCATCGGCGCGTCCGAACACGTCTACCTGGAAGGGTGGACGCTGGCCGGGACCATGCTCGGGGTGTTCGCCACCACCGTGCGGACCTGGGAGATCGGCGACGACGATGGTTACGGCGCCACCGTCGAAGCCCGCACCATCGCCGGCGCGCTGGTCGGCCGCGCCGACGCGGTCGTCATGCGCAACGAGGAGGTCGGCGGCAAACGCAAATGGCTGGAAGCCCCCGCGTTCCAGCTCATCTCCATGTGCCAGACCCGCGGGGCCTCCAAGGCGCTGCGGATGCCGCTCGGGTTCGTCATGAAGCTGGCCGGCTACGACACCACCCCTGCCGAGGAGATGGAGGCCGCCGCCGCCCGCGGGGAGACCGTCTCCGGTGGCAAGGGCGTCGCCCCAGGCTGGAAGGACCTCGCCGAGCAGCAGCGCGCCTACGCCGACCTCGGCCAGCTCATCCAAGACCACGGCCTCCGCGAGTGGGTCGCCACCTGGATCGAGTCCAAGGGGTACACCCGTCCGCTCGCGAAGGGGCAGCTCAACCAGCTCCGCCGCGCGATCGAGCGGGAACAGGGTTCCAGCCGGCCGGCCGGTGACGACGGCGACCCTGGCCGGCCGGCTGGCACCAAGACGTCGGCGGCGGGAACCGCACGCCCCCCGCGAGCCCCCGCCGCCGACCCCACGTCCGACCCAGGGCGAGCGGAGCTACGGGCCATGGGGATGACTCCGGTCTCTGCGACGACCCCTGGGTCGGACGACCCCGTAGGAGGTGATGAAGTCGATGCCTGAACGATCCGCCGCCGTCACCTGGACAGACGCCGGCCGGCTGGTGTGGACCCACGACCCCGGCGCGGCGGAGCTTCACCGCCTGCGCGCCGAGGTCGACCGGGTCGCCGACACCATCATTCCCATGCTGGTGTGGGTCATCCATGACATGGCCGGGCTAGATCTCACCCTGCTCCGGACGTATCTGGCCGCGGAGCGTGGTCGCAGTGGCTGAACCGGCCGACCCTAAGGGCGAGCAGACCATCTGCATCTGTGGACATCCAGAGCACCCCGACCATGACACCGAGGAGCCCGCATGGATCTGCCGCACTTGCCAGCGCGAAGACCGTCACCCCGCTGGCTGCTGGGGCTTGTTCCCCCAAGGATCAGTGGCGGTCGAGGTCGACGAGCACGGCCAGCCAGTCGGCGACGACCTCCACCAGGCCATCCAGGCGGCCGCCAAGGCACTCGACGACGCGTACAGCGACGCTGACTGCGGTTGGTTCGGCCCCTACCTTCCGAGCGTTGCCAAGATCGCGGTGGAGGCGGCTTGGCCCCGCATCCGCGCCATCCAGGCGGAGGTGGCTGTGCTGCGGCACTCGACCGACCAGATGCGCGACCTCACCCGCGAGCAGGACCAGACACTCCAGGCCATCCGGGACCGGCACGCCGATCTCGAGGTGTACACCGCCGAACTCCGCGACCTCCTGGAGCAGACCACCGGACTGCTCTATCACCAGCGCTTCATCATCCCAAAGAACCTCGACAACCCAGACCAGGAGTTCAACGAGCTCCGCGCCCGCTGGGATGCCGCGCTCCAGGTCGACGGGCCCGCCAGAGGCCACGCAATCCTGGCCGAGGTCCAGCGGTTACGGACGCTGCTGGACGACCAGGACCGCTGCCCAAACTGTGGCGTGACCCGCAAAGGCGCAACCCACCGGACGGTCAGCATCGGGGTCTGCGAGATCACCCTCGACCAGGCGGCGCAGCTGGAGGGCGACCATGCCTGAGCAGACCACCATCTGGGCCGACGACTCTGCCGCCATTCTCCGCCAAGCTAGCAGGTACTACCCGCTCCAGAGCCTCGTCGTAGCTGCGATGGAAGCTGGCGCGGACGCGCTAGACGAGGTCGAGCGGCTACGCACGGCGCTCGCCTACACCATTGAGGTCACCACACCTGAATGCGAGGTCTGCGAAGACGACGCTGAGGAAGTCATCAGCCGCGACGGCCTCCTCCAGCTTATCTGCAAGCCCTGCGGTGATGGCGTGAGGCCCCTCGACCAAACGGTACAGCGGGAGGTCGGCCGGTGACCGGCGAAGAGGTCGCGGCGAGAATCGCCGAACGAAAGATGGGCCATCCCGGGCCACTGTCCCGCGCCTGCTTCGACGCTCGCTGCGACGAATGTGGCCTGTGGGGTTGCCAATGCCGCTGCCACTACCTGTCGGCCGAACAGGTCCGCCGCATCATCGTCGCCGACGCGCTGGAGGCCAAAAAGCGAATGCGTGAACTGCGGGCCCACTGGGCGGAGGAGGACCTGCACCCATGACCGCCGCCCGCCGGACATGCGACAGACTTCACAGTGCGAGATATCGGGAACGCAACCAGGAAAAGCTCCGTGAACGTCGGTGTAAGGCGAGGCTGCAATGAAGCTGGATAGGATGCGCTGCAATACGTGTGGGCGGCAAGTCGCGTTCCGACTCATCCGCGTCACCTTCACCATCCGCGGCATGACCGCCCCCGGCATCAGAAAGCCTGTCCGGCACCACCAGCCAGGCTACGCGTTCAACGATGATGGCGAGCCAGTCAAGCGTTACTGCCCGGCTGGCGAACCATGACCGACCAGGGCTGGATGGTCGACGACGGCACCTGTGACACCTGCTGGGACGGCCACTGCTGGGCCTGCACCAAACCCCGCGACGACGAGTGGGACGACCGCGGCGCACACCTCACCTGCTGCTGCGACGAGGGCTACGACCTCGGCTGGGTCGCACCCGACGAAGGAGCCGAGCCATGACCGACATCTCGCTCGAGTTCATCCGCGACTGTGGCATCGCCGAAGGCGTCGCCCGCCCAGCACAACTCGGCACCTGCGCTATCGACGGATGCGAGCAGGACTGTGAGCTGGAGTTCCGCCACACCACCGACGACGCCATCACCTGGATACCACTCTGCGTTGACCACGAGATCGACCGCTACCACGGCCACCCGCTCGAATACGTCGTGGAACTCCACGGGTTCCTGCCACGTTGCCGGCCAATCGTGGCGGTCGAGACATGACCGGCATGCCCAACCCCAAGGCGCTACCGCCTGACCACGGTGCCCCATGGATCAGCTGGTCCGGCGAGTGGTTCTTCCACGACCACAAACACAAGGGCCATCACCGTAGGACGCTGTTCCCGCATGAGCACCTGCACTTCCATGCCTTCCCTGACTGGATCGGCGGCAAGAACCGCCGTAATGACCAGCACCACCCCATTGACCCTGTAGAGGCCGACCCGTGATCGCCATGCCCAACCCCAAGGTCGGGCGGACGGCCATCCCCCTGTGCCCCTGGTGCGGCTGGCTCGCCACCATCCGAACCCCCGACAGCTGGGCATGCCCATGGTGCGGCGCCACCACCAACCACCACACATGGCGACGACCGGCATGGTGAACCCCAAGGTCGAGCGGGCCCCGGCGTGGGAGATTGAGTGAGGTCCTTCATCGTTCACGCGCCGAGCGGGACACTGCTCGACTTCGCCGAGCCCGACGCGTTCTGCCAAGAGGTCGTCGCGGACATCGTGCGTCGTGAACGTCGCGGCGAATACCGCAACCACCGCACCTTGCCAGAGGAGCTGATCTGCTACTCCCACCGTAACGAGAAGACGCCCTATGTGTATTTGCAGGAGCGGCCTGGCGGCCTGATCGTTGCGGCGCACTGGCAGGGCTCGGGCCTCGCCGGCAGTCATGAGATCGCTTACCACGGGATGACTCCTGAGCATAAGCGACAGGCAGAATGCTGGGCGAACGGTGGGACGAGAGCAGGCAATCAAGCCGACCTGGAAGTCTGGTCACCGAATCGACTCGTCCGCAATGACGTGGTCATCTTCGGTCCAGCTGTGGAGATGGCAGTCGAAGTTCAACGCTCAGGGCTGGCCATCCCCGCCGCGAAAAGCCGCAACACCAAGACGCGGCGAGAGGGCCGTGAGCCGCTCTGGGCCGTAGACCGCGACAGCCATCCCATTAAGGAGCATGTCCCAACGATCGGGCTCTCGGGGGGCAGCTGGAGCAGAGTTCCGCCACCAGAGGCCGTCGCCGTGACGGGACTTCAGACCGTCAAAGCAGTTCGCTGTCAGGATCTCCGAAATGGCACGTGCCCCAATAGGCGCTACGGCTGCAACGAGTGGCACCCTGACTTCGAACCGATGCGAGGGATGAGCATCGCGGCCGTCGCCGAGATGTTCCCCGCCGGCCAACTTGTCCCAATGCAACACCTACGTGTGGACGGAAGGCCGAGCATTCGGGTCGTCCTACTGGGAGGCAAGCAACTCTACGAGGATCTGACAGGTCGATCCGCCGACGTGCCACTCAACGGCTCAACCGTTCAACGGATCGGCGGCGGGCGGATTGAATGCAAATGGGTTGCCCCCTGGCTTCCGTGGCTGACTGGCCCAAGCGTCCAGCTCGCATTGCCTGTTGAACCAGAGCAGGCGCCAGTTTTGTCGCCGCGCTGCGCTCAGCATGGCGTCTTCCTCAAGCAACTTGTCCCCGGCACGCTCTACTGCCCGATCTGCCACCGCAGCGAGATGAACGCCCGCGGTCTCGCCAATTACCCGACCCCAGCTTGACCGGCCCAGGGAGGTGTAGTGGCACGCATCCGGTCTATCAAGCCCGAGTTCTTCCGCTCACGAAAGCTCAGTGAGCGCTCAGTGAGGGCTCGCCTCACCTTCATTGGCCTGTGGACGCTCTGCGACGACGAGGGCCGCTACGAGTACGAACCGGAACTCCTCAAGGCAGACCTCTGGCCGTTCGAGCCGAAGATCTCCGCCGACGTCGTGGACGCCGACGTGCAGGCCTTGGCCGAGCGCTCATTCGTCTGCATCTACAAAGCCGCAGGTAAACGGTACCTTCACGTCGTCAACTGGCATGAGCACCAGAAGATCAACCGGCCGACGCCGAGCAAGCTCCCGCCATGCTCACGTGAAGTTCACGGAGTGCTCAGTGAGCCCTCAAGCGAGGTTGAACCCTCGCGCGCGCGCGCAGGAAGTGGAAGTGGAAGTGGAAGTGGAAGTGGAAGTGGAAGTGGATCTAACCCCTCTGTCGATGAGCAAGTCTTCAACGCTTGGCGAGCCTCGACCGGCAAGGGCCGCGCGAAGCTCGACCCCAAGCGGCGGAAGCGCATCCAGCAGGCCCTAAAGGCTTACCCGTTGGAAGACATCCTTGACGCGGTCGTCGGCTGGAAGAACAGCCCTCACCACTGCGGGCAGAACGAACGGGCCACCGTCTACAACGACCTCGACCTGCTACTCCGCGACGCCGAGCACATCGAACGCTTCCGCGACCTCGCCCGCCACGGCCCAGCGCCACCAGCACCCGGCCGCCGAACCACCCAAGCCCTCGGCACCTACCAAGCGATGCTCAACAACCCCCCGGAGGAGGCGAGCAGCAATGGCGATGGCGTGGGAGCAGTGGGCGGAGATCGTCGCCCGGCTCAACGCGAGCTGGCCCGACCAGCAGATTGAACCGCCAACCGCCCGTGAGTGGTTCGATGAGCTACACCACCTCGACGCCGGCGACGTGTGGCTCGCCATCCGAGAACTCCGCACCGAGATCAAGTGGCGCCCATCCCTGGCCGAGATCCTGGCCGGGGTGAAGGTCTACCGTGCCAAGCTCGCCGAGCAGGCCCACCATCAGCAGCTTGAACGTGCCCGCTCCCGCCGCGGCACGCCGATGCCACCAGAGACCAAGCAGGCGATGGAGATCCTGGCCGACTCGATCAGCGGGAAGGTCGACAAGATGGAGGCCCGCCAGATGATCGATGCGCTTGCCGCCCAGCTTGAGGCCAGGCTGGAACGTGAGCAGCTCATGCAACTGGAAACCGGATAACCCCGAGGAGCATCCCGTGTACGCGTCCAACGGCAACATCACCATCCACACCCGACCCGGCCAGATCATCATCATCACCGACCGGTTCGGCACCGCCGTCCACCTGAGCCCCGCCGACGCCACGTTCGTCCGGGACAACGTGGATCCGGTCGAGTCCGCCCCCCGACCCAAGGAGCACCCATGCCCGACCCTGACCAGACCGGCACGCTCATCAGCCCCGCCATCGACGACGAGCTCGTGCTGACCGTCCGCATCCGCCTCGCCGGCAAGACCGTGCTGGAAAGCGTCCAGAGCTACCTGCTCGACACCGTCGCGATGCGGCTGGACGAGGGCGTCGCCGAGCTGCTCAACCGGCCCGGGATGGAGCTGGCCGGCATCGAGATCATCACGCCGACGTTCAAGCCGTACCACACCGTCTACCAGCGCAACAGTGAGCCGGCGCCGGAGATCGGCTGATGGCTGACCTTCCCGCCAGCCACCCCTGCGCCACCTGCCCCCGACCCATCTGGACCGGAAAGCAATGTGGGGCTTGTGAACGGAACGAGGCAGAGAGCCAATGAACCACGACGCAGAGACGTGGCGACCCGTCGTCGGCTACGAAGGCTGGTACGAGGTCAGTGACCATGGCCGCATGAGCGACCAGCGGCACGCGATCGCCGGTCGCATAGTCGGCCGCTCCGGTGTCGTGACGTTCTGCTACTGCGGCTTGGCATTCTTCATCGCCTATGACGGTGAAGAGACGTTCGAGTCCAGGACTGCGGCGCGTGAAGGTGCCGACGAACGCTGGTCGCAACACTGGAAGCAGGTCCGCCCCGAGCAGTGGTTGATCGCCCATCCCCAGTCCGGCCCCAAGGAGACCAGTTGAGCTTGCCGCCTGGCTACCGTGGACCCGCCGACCAAGGTCGAGACAGCCGACTGTGCGCCCGCTGCGGCGACCCAATCCACCGGCTCGCCGAATCCACCAGCCGTGCACTGGGTCTGGACAACGCATGGCTCGACTCTCTGGAAGCCGTCGATCCTGAGGCGCTCGAACAGCTGACCGGTTATCTGCATCAGCTCGCTACGCTCTGGCATTGGACGCAATGGGCGCTGGATGGTGGTGCCCGCCCCAACGGGATCGATGAGATCCGCACCCATCAGCGCGGTGGTGACCCGACCAGTGACCGGATCAGCCCTGCGGGCAGCATCGCCGACGCCGCCGCAATCCAGCTACGCAACCGTTGCAGCGCCGAAGCGAAACGGCTCCGGGACGCCACCCTTAACCTGCGGCGCTATCTCGCCGACTGCGAACTGGTTGACAGCCCGAACCTGGAACGGGAACGGCGCCGCCACCTCCGCGACGAACACGGAAGACTAGTGCCCTAAATGTCCCGGTCCCTACGAGCATGGTTAAGCGTCGATGCTGGTCAGCTACTTGCAGGGGTTGACAAGATGGTCGAAGATGCGGGTGGTCAGATGCGTGATGGCTACGATGACGTGGTGCTCCGTGGCCATTGGCCAGACGGGACCCTCGAGATCATCGAGGCGGCCCCCCGCTCGCTCATCGATTATCGGCTCCTCAACCAGATCTGCGACGGCTCCAGTCCCCACGTGACACTCGACGGTGATGTGCTCACCATCCGTGCCACCAATCGGATGCTGGTCTACCGCATCGTCGGCAGGCACCCGGACCGGATTAACCATCCGCACGAGTGGGTCATCGAGTGGCCGGACTGATGGGCGTTGACTTCGACCCTCGGTGGGAATGGATCCACGTTCCCGAACTCGGGAACCCTGACCAGTGGGTTCGCGGGCAGTGCAAGCATCTGGATATCGAGGAGGTCCATGCCGTCGACGGGGTGCTGGTCGCCGCCCTCTGCCTGACCTGCGACACGCAGTGGACCTTCCCCTACGACCCACTGTTCCGATGAGTCCCCGTCGCCTCCGCATCCCAGATTCTGTGGCCTGCAACATCGCAGGCTGCGACCAGCAGGCGGCGGTCGCCTTGACCCCGGCGCTTGGATTCTGCGCGGTGCACTGGCCGAAGTACGTGGCCTATGTCACCTGCTGGTGGCAGGCGATGCTAGCGCCATGAGCCCATCCCGCATCTGCAATGGCCCAGCTAACGGCACTCCGCCCTGCCCCGCTCGGACGCTGGTCCCGGCCACGCCCGGCAGCAAGCAGGCATCACGCTGCCCCCCATGCAAGGCCCAATGGCAGGCCAACCGTGGCACCACCACCCAGCGCGGCTACGGCCCCGAACATCGTCGCCTTAGAGCCCAAGCCATCGCCACCTACCAGCCATCCGACCCATGCTGGCGCTGCGGCCAACCGCTCGGCCCCGACCCCTCAGTGCTCGACCTCGGTCACACCGACGACCGGACCGGCTGGATGGGCCTCGAACACGCGGCCTGCTCCCGTGGTCATCATCTCCCGATGGGGTAGGGGGGAGGATCGGCGACGCAAACGTGGGCACATCGGACGACCCCGCGCCCATTTGCGTCTTTCCGTGGTACCAGCCGCCCCGTTTTTGAGAACGGTGATTGTTGTGCCGAGAGCCAAGAAGACCGCCGGGACCGCAGTCGACAAACGCAACGGGCAGCGGACGTTGCTGGGCGTGATCCCTGGGCTGAAGGTCGAGCGGTTCGATCCGCCTGAGGGATTGTGTGCCGCGGCCGTGGCGGCGTGGGAGGCGTTCTGGGTTGACCGGCAGGCTGTGCTGCTGACCCCGTCAGCGAAGGTGGTGCTGCTGCGGTGGGTTGATGCGCTGGACCGGTATTTCCGGACACTCGGCAAGGCCGACGAGGAGCCGACCTCGACCGGCTCCCAGGGCCAGGAGGTTGAGAACCCGCTGTACAAGGTCGCCGACAAGGCGCGGGCGACGGTGGAGGCGTGCGAACGGCAGCTCGGCATCGGTGGGCTGAACGCCTCGCAGCTTGGTCTGGCAGCGATCAGCGAGGCGCGGTCGCTTCAGGACATGAACGCACGGTACGGAGGTTCCAGTGGCGACGGCGACCAGGTCGAGGAGCGGGACCCGCGCCGCCGCGCCATCAGGATCGCCCCGGGTTCCTCGTGAGCTTGGCTGCCTGAACTGTGGCTGGCATCCCAAGCGTGGGAAGCTGTGGCCAACGGAGGGACCGGTCGCGGTCCGCTGGATCCAGGAGAACCTGATCCAGCCGGAAGGGGACTTCTTCGGCCAGCCGTTCCTGTGTCGCGATGACCAGAAGCTGTTCCTGTACCGCTGGTACGAATGCTGCGAGTCTTGTGGCTGGTGGCGCTACGACGAAGGCGTCCGCGGCGCGGCGACCGGGGACGGCAAGACGACGCTCATCGCCGCGATCGGGCTGCTGGAGTTCGCCGGCCCACCACAGATCGCGCCGACCTCACCGATTGTGTCGGTCGCGGCGGCGGCGTTCGACCAGGCCGACGAGCTGTTCCGCAAGGCCGGGCAGATGGTCGGCGGCCAGCGGGACGAGATCACCGAGGCGCCGCTGTGCGGGTTCTTCGAGGTCTACGACACTGAGATCCGCTTTCGCGACGGGCAGCCCGGGGTGCTGGAGCGGGTCGCCGCAGTGGCGGGAACCAACGAGGGTGGCCTGCCGAGCCTGTTCATCGGCGACGAGCTCCACGAGTGGGGCGACATCGGGGACCGCAAGGCCCGTGTCCACACGGTGATCGGCAAGAGCACGAAGAAGCGTCGCACCGCCCGCGGGCCCGGCAGGATCCTCGACCTGTCCACCGCCGGGTTCGACGTGGATCACTCACTGCTCGGCGCGATGTACAAGCGTGGCAAGCGGGCGTTGCATAACCCGAGAGTCGCGCCGAAGCTGCTGTTCGACTGGCAGGAAGCCCCAGACGGATTGAACTACGACCGGGTCGTCGACCGGCGCAAGGCGGTGCGGGCGGCGTCGAAAGCGGCTGGGGTGCTGTGGGACGTGGAGTCCCGCGTCCGGGATTGGGGCAAGCCGGACATGCCCCGGCACGAGTGGATCCGCTACTACGCCAACCGATGGGTCGACGTCGTCGAGGATTCCTGGCTGAAGGACCACCCGGGCGCGTGGAGTGATTGCAAGGGCACCTGGACCTCGGATGACGCGAACCCGTGGGTGCTGGTCGTCGACATGGCGTTGCGGCACGACTCGGTCGCGGTCAGCCGGGTCGAGCGGCTCCCCGATGGCAGGTTCCCGATCACTTCGCGGATCTGGCGGGCTGACGATCATGGCGGCCGGATTCCCCACGACGACGTGTGGGCCTACATCCGCACCGGGGCGCGAGGGCTCGGGTTCCGTGGCGTGGTGTATGACCCTCGGTTCTTCGAGGTTCCGGCGCGGCTGCTCGAGGACGATGGGGTCCAGGTCATCGAGTTCGACCAGTCGCCGCAGCGGATGGCGCCGGCGTGTGGGCTGGCGTACCAGCTGATCCTTGACCGGAAGGTCGTCCATGACGGCGACCCGGATCTTGCTGCGCATGTGAAGAACGCGGTGGCGGTCCCCCAAGAGCGTGGCGGGTTCACGCTCAAGAAGGGGAAGTCCAAGGGCCACATCGACGGGGCGATCACGTTATGCATGGGCGTGTGGATCCTGCACGAGGCGCCTGAGAAGCCGGCGCCGTTCCTGGCCGCATGGCGCTGATGAAGGGGCAAGCAGATGGCGATACGGGCGCTCGAGCGTGTCCCCGTCGACCAGATCGAAACCGAAGCCACCCAGATCCAGCCCGCCCGGGGCCTGCGCACCCTGCTCATCGGCATGTTCTACGCGATTGGATGGACAGCGGGGAAGGTCAGCGTCGGTGGACGGCTGGCGATGGCGGGCATCCGGCGTGGCTGGAAGGACGCCCGCGCCGGCCTGGACGGGCCCCGTGGCGGACGCTAACGATGCGAGGACGGGGTGAGCGGTGGGGCTTCTGGAGCGGGTCGCTGATGAAGCGCGAGCGCCACGCCACCGCGACCGGGCCGAGCGGCGGTCCTCCATCGACACGTGGATCAGCGACTACTTGATCCCGTCGGGGCTGTTCGGCTATGGCGGGAACCAGTACGGCTACGGTGGCTATGGTGGCGCGTATGGGCTGAACCAGACATGGCCTGGCGGTCGGGTCCAGGAGATCGCCGCGACCCTGCCCGGCTACATGGCGGCGTTGCGGACCTGCCCGCCAGCGTTCGCGGCGCAGCTGGTCCGCGGGCTGGTCCTGTCGCAGGCACGGCTGGTGTTCCGCAACGTCCCCGGCCATGCATTGACACCGCGACGGTTGTGGTCGAGTTCGGCGCTGGCACTGCTTGAGCGGCCATGGACGAATGCGACGACGGGTGAGCTGCTCTCCCTGATGGAATGGCATGCGGGGCTGGCCGGCAACGCGTACGTGGTCCGGCGGCCGGGCCGGTTGCGGGTCCTGCGGCCTGACTGGGTCGCGATCCTGTACGGCTCCGACCTCGAGCCGGACAACCCGGCGCATGCGCTGGATGGCGAAGTGCTCGGCTACGTGTACGCCAACGGTGGGTTCGGGGTCGGCGAGCCGCAGACGCTTCGCCCCGCTGACGTGGCGCATTGGAGTCCGCTCCGCGACCCGGAATGCGCCGGCGTCGGGATGTCATGGATCACCCCGGCAGTCCGGGATATCCAGGGTGACCGCGCCGCGACGGACCACAAACTCGCGTTCTTCAAGCAAGGCGCGACCCCGAACATGGTCGTCAAGGGCCTCCCGACCGACTTCACGCAGTTCAAGGAGATCGTGGAGCTGCTCGAGGAGGAACACGCCGGGGTCGCCAACGCCTACAAAACCTTGTACCTGTCCACCGGTGCGGACGTGACCGTGGTCGGCAAGGACCTACAACAGATCGACTTCGCGAACGTGCAGGGCAAGGGCGAAACCCGCATCAGCGTGCTGTCGCGGGTGCCCGCCCCGATTCTGGGGGTCAGTGAGGGGCTGGCCGGCTCCAGCTTGAATGCGGGGAACCTCGGGGTCGCACGACGCAATTTCTCGGACGGATGGATCTACCCATCCCTGAAGAGCTTGGCGGCGGCGCTGGCACCGCTGGTGGCTGTCCCGTCGGATTCGGAGCTCTGGTTCGACGTCGCGGACATGCCGATCCTCCGGGAGGACGCCAAGGACGCCGCCGACATCGAGTTCGTCAAGGCGCAGACGATCCGCCAGCTCGTGGATGGCGGGTTCACGGCCGATTCGGTGATCGCCGCAGTGCAGGGCCAGAACATGGGATTGCTCGCGCACACGGGCCTGACAAGCGTGCAGCTGAATCCCCCGAACAAGGCGCAGCCGCAGGCGGACGGGCAGGGCAACGGGCAGGTGCCGGCGGTGGCCGGCTCACAAGGAGCGTGACATGGCGACGTGCGCAGACTGCGCAGCGCGGGCGCATCAGACCGGCGAGCGCGCTGTCGACAACACGGCGTGGGATGGCCCGGCGGCCATGAGTCGCTGCGCGAATTCGGATACGCCCGCGTCGTGCTACGGGTCGATCTGCGCAGGCAAGAAGGCCGGTGACTCGAGCTTGCAGTCAAGCTGGGCGCTACCGCACCACAAGAACGCGGGCGGCCCACCCAACGCTGCCGCGGCAAGATCGCACCTCCAGGCCCACCTCGCGTCGATCAACGCCGGGTCCGCCTCGGCCGACCCGCCGACCGACAGCCTGTACCGGTCGATGGAGCTGGAGCTCCGCGAGGACGGGCAGGGCATGCCGACCCTGTTCGGCTACTTCGCCCTGTTCAACCGGTGGAACGAGATCAACTCGTTCTTCGAGGGCCGGTTCCTAGAGCGGAACCATTCCAAGTCGATGGATCGCACCTTCGCCACCGAGCGTGACGCGATGCGGGTGCTGTTCCAGCATGGCCGTGACCCGATGGCCGCCGACAAGCCGCTCGGCCCGCTCGCCACGCTGGAGGCGCAACGCAAGGGTGCCTACTACGAGGTGCCGCTGCTGGACACTCAGTATGTTCGGGAACTGCTGCCAGGGTTGCGCGCCGGCCTGTACGGGGCCAGCTACCGGTTCCAGGTCCGCGAGGAGTCCTGGAACAAGAAGCCGGACCGTTCCGATTTCAACCCGGATGGGCTGCCGGAACGGACTATCCTCGACCAGTCGGTGCTCGAGCTTGGCCCGGTGACGTTCCCGGCCGAGCAGGACACCACCGCCGGGGTCCGGTCGTTGACCGACCGGTTCCTCGGCTTCGAAGACTTCACCGGGCGGGGAGACCAGCGGATGGCTCCTGGCGGTGACCATGCCGACCCGTCAGGACACGACGAGACGGCTATCCAGGAAGCCCTCCACGCCCGCGACCGGACGTGGCGTCTCAGGAGAACCTTGCATGTCCACTAGCTACAAGGCCACCATCGCCGCGGCCCTCGCCCGCAAGCACGGCCTCCCCATCGCCGGCTACGACCGGCACGGCCGCCCCCTGCCCATGATCGCCGGCGGGTCGACCACCGCCCCCGAGACCGACCCAACCTCCAACCTGCTCCCCCACACCCTCGAGGACCTGAAGGGCAAGACCCCCGAGGAGCTCCGCAACATCGTCGAGGTCCTGGACGCGCACCTGCGCGACATGCACCAGACCGAGACCGGCGAACTCCGCGACATGGACGGCGACACCCGCAAGGCGTTCGACCTGGGCTGCAAGGTCCGCGAGACCGCCATCGACATGGTCGAGGAGCACGAACGGATCTCCGCGATCTTCCGCCGCCGCCCCAAGGCCGTTGAGCGGGTCTACGCCAACATCCGCCACGGCCTGGACGACACCGCCAGCGACGTCCGCAGGCTCACCAACCCGGAGGCCCGCGACCGGGCGCTGCGGATTCTCGACAGCCAGGCCAGCCGGGAGCTCACCGCCCCGCAGAAGGACGAGGTCGAACGGCAGGTCCGCCGTGACACCGACATCGCCCGGCGACTGCTCGTCACCGAGAACGAGCATTACCGCGAGGCGTGGATGCGGCTGGTCACCGACCCCAACGCCGGCATGACCCTCACCGACGATGAGCGGCAGGCCGTCCGGGCGTGGCAGGAATACCGGGCTATGGGCGAGGTCGCCCCCTCCGCAGGCGGGTTTGGGATTCCCGTCCTGATTGACCCGAGCATCATCCTTACGGCACAAGAGACGGACAACCCATTCCTCCAGCTTGCCCGGCAGGTCCCCGTCAACACCAACCTGTGGAAGGGCGTCAGCTCGGCCGGTGTGACCTGGGCGTTCCAGACGGAGGCTGCGGAGGTCACCGACAACGCCCCGACGCTGGCGCAGCCGAGCGTCACCGTTCATATGGCACGGGGATTTATTCCGTATTCGATAGAAGTTGGACAAGACTACCCAAGCTTCGCGAACGAGATGGCCACGCTGCTCGCCGCCGGGTACGACGAACTCCTGATCGACAAGTTCACCCGCGGGTCCGGCACCGGCGAGCCGCAGGGCCTACTGACCGCCCTGTCCGCCAACACCAACGTCCGCGTCCAGATCGCCTCCGCGCTGGCCGGCATCGGGACCGGCGACCCGTACAAGGTCTGGAAGGCCTTGCCGCAGAAGTACCGCCGCGGCGCTGCCTGGCTCATGTCGGTGGACGTCAACAACGCAATCCGGCAGCTCGGCACCTCCACCCAGTTCCACGCCTTCACCGCCAACCTGCGGGAGGAGTGGCTGGACGAGCTGTTCCGCAAGGGCGTCTACGAGTCGCCGTACATGCCGGACACGACCACCTCGACGGCAGCCACCATCGGCCTGGCGATCGTCGGCAACTTCCAGAACTACCTCATCGCCCGAAGGGGAGGTATGAGCGTAGAACTCGTGCCTCAGTTGTTCGCTTTGGCCAATAACCGGCCTTCTGGCCAACGTGGCTGGTTTGCCTACGCGAGGATCGGTGCTGGCAGCGTGAACGACCTCGGGTTCCGGCTGTTGGTTCAGACTGGCTAAGCCGGACATCTGGTATAATGGTGAGGCGGGAGAGTTACTGCTCTCCCGCCTCAGGCCACCACCCTGACGAGGAGGGCAACGGCCATGACCGATCGTACCTGCGCATGCGGCGAACGAGCCGCAAACTCGAAAGGTCCGCCGCGCTGCGCCAGCTGCAAGCTGGAAGGGCGGCGTGCCTATCACCGTGATTACGAGCGAAATAGGCGCCGGGAGGAAGCCAGCCGCAAGGGATTCCCGCAGGCTGGGGACATCGTTACTGCTGACTGCCGCTGGTGCGAGCGTCCGTTTGATTACGTATCCTGCGGGCGGCCACGCTTCAAATGTGATGCTTGCAAGAAGCGGAGTGGTGCGGCGCTGACCACGGCATGGGCGAAACGCAACCCCGATCGCGTCAGAACCAATCACCGTCGTTATCGTGCGACGACAAACGGTAAGACGGCCGAGACGGCATACAACCGCGAGTATCGATTCCTCAAGTACGGAGTCGATCGCGCTTGGTTCGATGTGAAGCTGCTAGCGCAGGATGGCAGGTGCGCGATCTGTCGGACCGAGACGCCTGGTGGCAAGACCAACGCTTGGCATATCGACCATGACCGATCTTGCTGCGGGACACAGCAGGCTTGCGGTAAGTGCGTCCGCGGCATCCTCTGCGCCAAGTGCAACCAGGGCCTCGGCCAGTTCGATGACGATCCGCAGCGATTGCTGCAAGCGGCCACATACCTGGCCAGTTTCGCCTGACCTGAGAGGAGACCAATGGCCCAGGCATATGAGTACGACACGGTGCTTGCTGGCGACGCGGCGAGCTTTGAGTCCGCATTGGCGACTCAGGATGCGGCTGGTTGGGAGGTCGTCGGCTACTCAGGCACCTGGAACGGGACAAGTGGAAGCCAGCCGATCTTCTACACGGCACTGTTGCGTCGCCGCATCTGAGAGGAGTCGCATGGCAGAGACCAAGCAGTCCACCCAGGCCGCCGTGAAGGCGGCCGCTCCATCTGCGCCCCCGCTCGCCCGCGCTGGCGAGTCCGGCGACCCAGCCGTCCACCAGCTCCTCGCCGAACGCCAGACCGCCCTGATCAATGGCGACGCCGTAGCGATCGCCGAGGTCGACCGGCGCCTGGCCGAGCTTGGCTACGGGGCATGACCATGGATCTGGTGTTCGCGACCACCACGATGCGGGTGGAGCTGCCAACCGGTGGTTATGGGGTGATCCAGAAGGGCACCCACTGGCCCGCCGACGACCCGATCGTCCAGGCGCACCCGCAGGCATTCTCGCCCGACCCCCGGTATGGGCTGAGCTTCAGCCGCCAGCCGGCCGGCTACGACGCGCCGGTCGAGCAGGCCACCGCCGCACCCGGCGAGAAGCGGATGACCGCTCGGCCGAAGGTGGACGAGGCATTCGATGAGGCAGACAGCCTCCGCAGCGAGCTGACCCGGCTCGGCCGTGACGTCGATGGCCGCTGGAGCCTACGGCGGCTCCGCGAGGAGATGGAGAAGGTCAGCCAGTGACAGAGACCGTGCTGGCGGCCGATGAGGCGGTCACCGTCGCCTACATCCATTCCAACCAGGTCGCCTACTCGTGGCATCACTCCATGACGGAGCTGCTCGGCTACGACCTTGCCAACTCCGCCAGGGTCATTGCTGGCGGCTACATCGGCATCCGCTGCGGCGCCGACGGGCTCGTGCAGGCCCGCAACAAGGCCATCGTCGAGTTCCTCACCGAACGGCGCGCGGACTGGCTGCTGTGGGTCGACACCGACATGGGGTTCCCCCCAGACGCCGTCGACCGGCTACTGGAGGCTGCCGACCCTGAGCGACGACCGGTCGTTGGCGCATTGTGTTTCTCCCAGCATGAGAACTTGACCGACGAGCAGGGCGGATGGCGATGCGAGGCCACCCCGACCGTCTACGACTGGGTCAAGCTCGACGACGGGCAGATGGGTTGGGCGGTCCGCTGGGGCTACCCCGTCAACGCGCTTACCCAGGTCGGCGGGACTGGCAGCGCGTGCATCCTGATCCACCGGTCGGTATTCGAGCGGTTGGAAGCCAAGTTCGGCCGCATCTGGTACGACCGGGTCCCGAACACCACGACCGGGCAGCTGATCGGTGAGGACCTGTCGTTCTGCCTCCGGGCCGGGTCGCTTAGCATTCCCCTATACGTCCACACCGGGGTGCGAACCACCCATCTGAAGGCGGTGTGGCTCGCGGAGGAGGACTACGCCCGTCAGGTCGGCGCGGCGCCGGCCACCGAGGAGACCGCCGTGATCGTCCCGGTGCTGGGCCGCCCGGAGCATGCTGCCCCGTTCATGACTTCGCTGCGCGCCTCCACCGGGCTAGCACGCACCTACGCTATTGCCAGCCCCGATGATGGCGAGGTCGCCGCAGCATGGAAGGCAGCGGGCGCTGAGGTGCTCCTTGGCGACTTCGAGTGGGTCGGCG